AACATCTCGGTAGGACAACCGTTAAGGTTATTTCGGAGGTGCTTCAAGCGAGGCACAACCATCTCAGCGTTCCAACTTTGAAAATTCCACGCTTGTTCGTGCGGAAAACCCGTTCGCCAAGTCTCGCGTTTCTTGCGCCACCAATACTCAACCGCTTCATACTTCCATTTGAATCGCCACCAAACTAGCGCGTACCAAGGAATTTTTGACCTATCGCCGATGTCTTCCATGAATCGTTCAACGATCTCTTCTTTTACGATTGTCCTTTCTTCTTTTCCCATTTTTTCGTACTCCGCTAATCTTCTAAAAAGCTCGGGATATTCGTCGAGAGTCTCTTCACAAATTTTCTTTATGTCTTTCTTCATCGCTTGTCTGATAAATGCTTTCGAGCATCGTTGCTTGGTCGTTTCTTCTGCCCAACCCGAGTTGCCACGCAAGTTCTTCATCGAGGTATCCCGCGATGCTCTCGTTATGAAATCCCCACGCTTGCAAGGCTTTCACTACTTGTCCCATTGTCTCACCAATATCCAAGTCGTCGCTGGCGATGCTTACACTTACCGTTGAGTGCATGGTGTCTACGGTCGATATTGGGAGTTGTTCGGTTGGTTCAATTGTTATTTTCATATTATTCCTTCACCATGAATTTGTCTATATCGTCGCTTCCTTCTTCAGCAAGTTTATCAAATCTTTCGAGGGTCATCGCCTCTTGCCTATCGGGTGTGTAGACCCAGCCTTCTCCTAATTCCTCTAGCCTATCTGCTGCCTCAAGAATAGCTGCGGTTGTAACACCTTCGGGGTCATCGATTCCGCCGTTTGCGATGAGGCGTAGGGCTTCAATTAGGGTTTTGGTGCTGGATTTAATTTCTTTCATCTTTATCCATTTCTCTTACTGGCTCGCCTACATTGAGCAGAATCCACGACGCAAGTTCTATAGCTTTTTCTTTATTTAGAATAACCTGATCTTCATAATAGTTACCTTTGAATAGGGCTAAATAGCACAGTTTTAGTCGCATCCGCCAAGATAATTTGATGGGGTCGATACCCTGACGCCAGTAACTAAAGTATAGTTCTTCTTCATTGTCGAACTTGGTGATCAGTAAGCCTTCGCCATAACAGTCACATTGAATGAATTTGTGTTTATCAGCCATATTATTTAGCGTCAACCTTTAGAGGCTTGTATCCTTCCTTTTCTTTTAGCTTTTGAAGCTCGAGCTTTAATTCTGCTAAAGCTTCCTGAAGATACTCAATACGGAGGTCTTGCTTGGCGTCGTCTGGTAAGGCTCCGAGTTCGCCTCTTGGCCACTTAATTCTAAATTCGCTGTTCATCTTAACAGCGTCTTGCATACGAATTACATCTAATTGTAACTGTGAGAGTTGAGCGGTTAGAGAGAACCATACTCCCGCAATAGCTAGTATGCCTACGACAATACCTACTAGAGTCTTTACGTCTAGGTTTATCTGTGAGGATTCTTTGATGTTTATGTTTTTGCTCATCTTTTTATTTTAAACGCTATATACCAAACACCCGCAGCAATTATATAAAAAGGTATTTGTAGTAATAAAAGGTATTCAATCATTTTTTTAAAATTCTAATTAGTAAAAGAACGGCTATCACTATTAACGTCCATTTAATACAAAGCAAAGCCTCGGTGACCTCTGGGGGCGTCACTATTTCAATGTTGGGGTTAACTTCAACGTTAGGGTTAATTTCGACCTTAATCGGTGTCCCAACTATTCCATCTATTATACCTGTTCTCATTTTCTTGAGAGCGGAGTCCCGCATCTTTGCTTTACTTGTATCCAATATAGCAGTGTGCTGCTGCCATGCCCAAATCCATTTGGTAGTCGCACATAATCTTTTGTTTGTATCTCTGGCGGCTTACCCCAATACGTAGGGAAAGCTTTACCGCTTGGGCTTAAGTGAATCGCCTCTTCGCACGTAAAACAACAACAACCAGTCAAGTAAAGCGCTAGCAATAAAATTGATAAAGTCGTTTTCATAATTTATTTCTTCATTCTAGTGGGTTTAATAAGGTCGCTGGTAATTCGTTTATTTCTATAACTTCTCCATTTTCGTCGGTCCTAAATCTAAACGCGGTTTTTTCGTCTCCCGTAGCCTGAAGCATCTTCTTTTTTATCACTATCTCCTTGTAAGGCTTAATCTTTACAAGGGTAATCGTCGCTTCTATGGGTTCTTCGCCCGCCTTCCTGTAGACATGGACGTTTACTATGTTCTCGCCTCGCGTCGCTCCTCGAAACGCGACGATTTCCTCGTTGAACCCAACAACCTTACCTTCTGCGCTTTCTTCCAAGCTGTTGTTTCTGGATTTTCCTAGTGCGTCATGATTCAAGCTGACTAAGCTCCCCTCGCCGCCCTCTCTGTTATTAAAGCTTACTACGTGACCGGACGCGGCTTGAACATAAAGGTCTAAATCATCTTCGCTGTTTCCGTCCCACGTCAATATCACTTCATACAAAGTATTTGGTGGTCGTGTTTTAGTTTTCTCTTCTTCCGTTTTTAGCAAAAAAAGGATAGCTACCAACATTAATAAACAACAAAAAAGAGTATCAATGAAGGGTCGAAATGTAAAGTACCTTCTAATTTTCATGACTTACTCTTCTAGCTTAAATTTTAAAATCATCAACTGTACTTGCAGGGGCAAACTGAAAACAATGCCGCAAATAGTAGTATAAAATGCTGTGTTAAGTCCGACTTTTAACCCAGATACGATATCCGTTACTTGGCTTCCTTCGACAAGACTCGTGGCCGTTGCCACGCAAAGACCGAAGATAGTGCCCAACAGCCCAAGAGAAAAGAAATGCTCCGCAGCAAACCAACCCACGTCAGAGCGTTTTGCTAGGTAGTCTTTCTCTTTTTGAGCCTTGTCCTCGTCCTTCGTGCTGATTTTGTCAGAGAGATAGCATAATCTACCTACGAACGCCGACACTCCGACGTAAAGCCCCATGATTAAGATCGTAATATGGGAAACATCGCCGTTAATCATCGTTGAAATTGCGGCTTTTTGCTCAGCGAAAAAGACGGCTGTGAGCATTACCGCGTTTAGGAGAAACCATTTTGTAAAAGTAGTCATTTGTTTATAGTATAGTTATTATTTTTGATTCCATTGTGCGTTTGCCATTTTCCCTTCGATCATTACCGCTAAGCTTTCCCAAGTGTCGTCGACGTTTCTATCTGTATTTAGGGCAAATCTGGGGTTTCCCATCTCAAAGTCTTCAACATGATATTCTTTTCTGAGGTCTCTATTCGAAGTAAGCAGGATTTCTAAAACTTGCCCTTGGTTGTTCTTCTTTAATTCGCTCCTAAGCTCTTCGTAGGGATTAACTAAGGTTAACACTACGTCTCCCTCTTGGGTTTTGTTAAGGTAGGTGGCTACTGCGTTGGCCGCTCTAATATTCTCCTCTCTTCCATTCTTGCCGTAGTTCTTATTTGAGAACATAGCTCTAAACTCGTCTCCATCAATATGAAACGTAGTCATAAGCTTGGACGCGAGTTTTCTGCCTAGAACGGTTTTTCCTGACGCTGGCTGCCCGTATAATAGATAAATCATGCTAAAATTCCCGTGGAACTGGCTCCGGTTTCTCTAAAACAAAAATTTGATTTATTTCGTCAAAAGACTCTCCAGTATCAGTATCGTTTAATTTAACTCCAAACTCGCTAGATAACAGAATCTTCCAGCCAGACCTATCCATCAACGACTCCCACATGGTGCTTCCCATTAGTGAGTAGTGATTAGGAACCGCCTCTAATGTCCTATGGTTTTCGGGGGCGGGCATCTCTATGTAAATTTTCCCTTTGGGCTTACAAACTCTGAGATACTCTATTAGCGTAAGGTATGGAAACGGAGAATGTTCCAAGCAGTGCCTAGAGAAAAGAAAATCAAAACTATTATCTTCAAAACTCATAAAGGATTGGTCCATTTCTTCGCACTGGAAACCCCTATCTAGGGTCGCTTCTACGTCTTCTTCACTTAAGGTAATTCCAGTTAGGTCAGTAAAGCCGTTTTCTCTAAGCTTCATCATCGCATAACCCTGACCACAACCTATATCAAGAATCTTGATGTCCTTATCGCTCCCCAGCTGGTTCTTGACTAAATCACGAATAACATGATCAATCATGTTCTTGTGCATGTGCGAATCTGGTTCAGAATAAACTTCTGAATTAGTCCGCTCCAAGAAGCTCTCTATTTTTTTTGCTCTTTTATCGCTCATTCTACTATATCGTCCACTCAGTTCGGATTTGCGATTTCGGGAAAAATTTGACTTTTCTGCTATCCGAAGGTCGAGTCGTGGAATTTTTCGGCAATGTCCACGATTTTTTCATCGTCATCAATTTTTACATGATATTTTTTCTCTAGCCCATTCAATCCAGACACCTGCCAATCTGCCCAACCTAACGAGCCGAAGTCAGATACCGTGCTATCATCAGAGACAAAGAAATAATTGCCACTACCCGCAAGGGAGTATCCGATTTCGTTTACTTCTCTCTTGTATTTCTTAGCTTTTATGTATTCTGCTAATTTCATAGATCACGATTATCTAGCCATATTTCATAGTTCCAATCTTTTTCTGCTTTTTCTGCTTTTTTGGGGTTGATGGTCATGGGAATCGAAGTGTCATTTACCTAAGCTCTTCTCTCAGCAGTCTCCATCTATCACTATCTATCTTTTTCTCGCCGCTGTCGATACTCTTTAACATAGATACCACCTCTTCGATGCTATCGTAAATATAGTGATGCGGAAGCATGCCCATCATCCACAGCGGCGTTTTATGTTTCCCTCCCTCCATGGAAATAAAAATCGGCTTCTTCATCCTAACTGCCGTAACTATTTCCTCTGCGCTACCCCAGCTTGCGACCTCTGGCAAAAGGTGAGCTATAATAAAATCGCTACGGTCAACAAGGTTTAAGTCGTAACTGCGGATAAGCTTCATTCTACCTGCGACGTCATTAAAATAGCCGTGTTCCATACAGTGAGCTATCGAAAGGCGAGTGTCTTCGTCTTCGTTCACGTCCTTCACAAAGGGTTTTTTATAGGGGTTGAAGACTCTTATGTCGAGAGGACTCAGTTCTGCTTCCGCATACTCTCTCCAGTCTCGACCACTCGCGTACTGCATGTGACCTACTAAATAAGTTCTGGTTTTTTTAAGTATATTCATGGATGCATCAATGTAGGAGTGTCTTTTACCTATTACCCATCGTTCCAGCGTTTATTTCTGTTGGCTTCCAGCATCGCCTCAAAACGAGCTTTCTTCTTCTGCTTCTGCCTCTTCTCGCTGGGCTTTTCGTAATGCCTTCTATCTCGATAAAGCTGCAACGTGCCTTCTCTGTCTAGCTTTTTTCTTAGGGCTCTTAGGGCTGAGTCAACTGACTGCCCAGCTTTTAGTTTTATTTCTGCCATTTTAGCGTAGCCCTTCTTCTTAGCTCTCTGACCGCTTGCACCGCATGTAAATAATACTTTTGGTTTACTTGCGCGCTGCTTTCTCTATAAAGTTTAGAATACTCCTCTTCTCTCTCGTTAAGGAATTGCATAAATTCTCTGTAAGAATGTGGCTCCATCCACTATTAGTTACAGTTTTTTTCGGTAAAATTGTCATTTTATTTTTAAAAGATACTGATCTGATTCGTGTCGTTTACCTATCTCCTTTGTAAAAGAATTTTGCATTCTGATCAAGCCTTATTATCCCATATTTGGTCTTCGTCGCAGGACCAGCCAAACCCTTGCATTATATCTCTCAGGGTGCAACCAGTCGCCGCATCTATCCGCCCGACAGGCTTCAGATTTTCCTTTAACTCCATCTCTCTTCTAGCTATGGATATAGACAAAATTGACCCTCGAAAAACGACTAGGACATAGCATCCTTCAGCTTCACCAATCCATCTGTCTTGGCCGAATATCTCAAAGCAGCTATCCACCCCGCGACTCTCCATTCTCGTTATAAAATCGAGATGAAGGTTACAGAACCTTTTGTAGCTAGACTTCGGAAACACTTCCACGGGCTTCTATCTCCTTAGGGGTCGCTAGCAGCTGCTTGAGGTAATGGCTTGCGGGGTTCAGTTTCGTTAGGTCTTTGGCAGATATGCAATCGCGCAATCCGTAGCCGTAATCATGTTCGTACCAAGATGACCCCTCTCTTTTCCGTCCTTCAAAATTGACCTTAGTTAGAAAACCCCAGATTTTTATGGTATTTTTCTTGTCCCTCAAGACTCCGACTGACACCGCAAAGTCAGCTTTAAACTGATAGCTTCCCTCTTGGTTAAAAATTAAAACAGGTACGGGGTTAAAGAAATTAGTTTTGACCTGTATGGTTTGATTATTTCTAGCTAAGTCAACCTTGCCTCCGTCTCCGCCTTTTGAAATAGAAAAATCTGGACAAATATTCAGATGCTTTGCAACGTAATACTCTCCCACTACTCCCCAAAAGTCTAAGTCTATATCATGGTCACCCGTGACCTTCGCCCACTCGGGGCACTTAGACATCCTCTGGTTTTGTTTTTTTGATTTAGACTTCGTCCTGCCTTCTGCGGCGGCAAGGAAAATCTTTTTTTCAAATTCGTTAAATATATACTCCATAGATCAGCTTCCGAGTCTTTCTATTTTCCAACAAATTTTAATTAATAATCCTAGGACCCACCTGATCGGGTGAGTCAGGTGCCTTATGGTCTTGGTGTATAAGTTCGGCTCAGTGAACTGTCTTTCCACCTCTTCCATCATTTTTTCTGCGGCCAGTTCCCTCTTCGCGCTATCTTCTATCTGTAGGTTCTCTAAGGTTATCTCTTTCAACTCCCCTTTCCAAAACAACGCTAAAAACTCTGGAAAAAAATCTTTCTCCCCCTCTAGATGCATACAGTAAAATCTAAGTTCGCCAGTGAATTCTTGCTTTGATATGCCCAACTCTCTTTCCTTTATTTCAACTGAGCCATCTTTCCCCTCTACTAGCTCTCTCTCTATTCCCTCTTTGTAAAGTTGCCCGTCTTCTTCAATCGTATATTTTTGCATGGTGCAGTCCAGCGAAAGGCTTTGATATTCTATCTCATTCCACTTGGGGGGCGATTCCATTTTTCCTTCTACGTCCTCCACTGGAAGCGGGTAGTCTACTGTAACTATGTCGAACATTGACATTAGCGTCCAATCCTTTCTAGAATCCGCCTAGTTTTCGTCGGGCTTGTGGTCGTGTAAGATTTTCCATCCATGTTTGCCTCTATGTCTTTAACTATTGCGTAGTCGTTTCCGCCTTCATGAGTTTTGTCTCCAATAAAAATTATATCGCCGCTCTTATTGTCCCTAACCCACTTGCTGGCTAAACTCTTGTTGAATCCCCTAGGCTGAATATCTAAACTTATTTCTCCGCCCAAGCAAGCCTCAAGGTGGGGGAATTCTTCGTTGATTGTCTCTGCCAGTCTCGGGCGTTCTCCGTTCTTCTTATCCCATTCGTGATAGTTTTTTCTTTCGCGCGTATTGGAATCCCTTCCTGCTGTAGAAAAATTCAGCATCCCCTGCCGAGACTCTATCCATCTCGCCTTTTTATTCGGGTAGCTGGAAGACTTTCTGAGCTCCAAGAGCCTGCTTAATAGCTTCGTCGTAGGCTTCCATTCGTGATTGTAAATCAATTTATCTTTCATCCACAGCTGGTTGCCCATGCAACAAAAAATGCCTCTACATTTAGAGATTATGCTCGCTGGGATTTGAGAGTTTACTTTCTCTAGGTCGCTACCCGCGACCAAAAAAACTCTTTTGTGGGTCATCCAATTTATGAAAAAAAAACCAAAATCTGTATCCATCATCTTCCTAGGCTCGGTTAACGTGCCGTCTACATCGAAAAGATAATTAAATGTCATTTCTTCTTGTTTCTTTTGTTGCTCGCGCGCTTTCTGGCTACCTTGTCCTCTTGTCTGTTTCTGGTCTTTCTCCAGCCGCACCAATTATACAAGAACCTGCTAACTGTATTGGAGTAGGCAGCAATCTCTTTCTCTGTCTTGTCCCAAAAATAAGCGTGAGCTATTTCATGTATCGCCGTATTAAGTTCGCTCTGTTTAGTTAGGTACGGGCTGATGTGTATTTTGGGGTGCAGATCGTGCGGGTCATTACAGATGCCATCCGCGTCGTCAAACCAACGCTTGTTCGGCTTTCTGAATAATACTTCGTATTCTACTCCTTCGCAATTGATGAAAGAAAACGTCGGTTTTTTCGCCATAAATAGCACTCCCCCCATATATATTTACACTGTTAACAGCTAGGGGACCAACTTGCTGCGACTTATTTTTCATTTTTTGGTTTTTTAAGGAATTTTAGCGGCGAAAACACCCTGCTGACCGCAGATTCGTTAATTTCCTCCTCAAGCTTGTCTAGCTGCTTGATTTCGAACTCTCCGCGAGCACATAAATTTTGCATTTTTTTAGTTATATCGTCCATCCTCTCCTCGTGGTCTGGCCGATAGGTTTCGCCTTCTAGTTCTTCAGCCTCCTCGATGGTCTTCGCTATCTCCTCCCTCCACCAGTTCAGAGACTTAAACACCGCGTCGCATTCGAACTCTAGAGTTTCTGTTGTCTTTGTAGCTTTCACCTTAACTCAAGGTTAAAGAAGATTTAAGATAAAGTCAATTACTTTTGCGGTCTCGTTTGGCTTTTGCGCGCTGCTCTTCGGACTTTAGTAACTCTCTTAGGCTCTTGAGGTGGAAGGTTATGAAGCTCTCTCCAATCTTATCCTCCATCCTCAGATGAGGGCTTCTCTTATCTTCTGAGTCTCTCTCAAGAGACGCATCCAAAATCTCATCTAACAACGCTAACGCCTTTTTCATCCTTTATGATGAAAGCATCTTTGTGACTTTGTCAATAGGTATCCTCGTCAAAATCTCGTCGTGAAGCTGGTGGATTATTTGCTCGGGAGAGAAGCCCTCGGTCTCTGCCCACTTTAGCCCCTTCCAGTTAACTAGATACGCGCAAAACTGGAGACCAATTACTGCGTCGTTTTCTATGCCCACCGCAACTAGCTTCTTGCTCTTGTCGCTAGTTAAAAAGAACAGGTTGGGATACGCGGTTTTATCAACGGTAATCTCGACTTTCTTTTTAAAGGCGTCACGCTTTATGAGACCGATAACTCTTTTTAATAAAATCTCCACGAATATAAATACACTTTTTTAAGTTAATTTAAGTGTAATTATATGTATATGAATTTAATCATCGTCTCTCATCTGTCTTCTGACCCGCCCTCTGAGGGACTGTATTTCAGATTTTTAACTATGATGGCAAAAGAAGATCTAAATTACTCTGTCGTTCTGGAAGCTGAAAAAGAAAGCGTAGACGCTTGTTACAAGTTTCTAAAAGCAAAGGGCTGGTTTGATTTCGTGGACGAGATAATCCTCCCCGAGTGGAGGGAGGAGGGAGTGAGGATAGACAGCGAAATTAATTACCCGCTAACAATACAAGCCCCCTATATAAGGTGCGAAAACACACCCCTTCTGCTGGGGCAGCTGAAATCTATTCGGGGCATTAATAATCTCACTCTATAGTTATTACGGTTATTTTTACTCAGGTAAAAGTGTAAATTATATTAAGGCGTGCTGTGAGAAAATGTAGTAAATCTTTGTTAAGGTGGCGTGGTCCGCTGTGGCTTTTGTGCGCTATGCTCTTGTCTTGGTACTTATTTTTCGGTAAAAACTACCAGTTCATTTATAACGTGGGCAGCAGCATGGTTCCCACGTTTCAACACAAGGAATGGCTAGTCACGCAAAAGAAAACGTCACTACAAAAAGGCTGGGTGCCGGAAAAAAATGATATAATCATTGTAAGCAACGGCGATGAAGATCTAACTAAAAGAGTTCTCGCTTTGGAGGGCGAGTACGTGAGAGTTAAACACGGAAGAATCCATGTAGATGACGAAAAATACAAAGACCCATTTACTCATCAAAATATAACGTACTGGTTAGAAGAGGAAGGGGAAAGAAATAAAAAGCCAAGAGAAGAATGGCTTTTTCTGAATCTCGATATGGATATCGGAGTGGTTCCTAAGGGGTATGTCTGGGTCATAGGGGATAATAGACACATGTCTTGGATGGGCTTCGTTAAGATCGAAGACATTAAAGCTTTAGTCATCTTTTAAAAAGTGTAATTACCTATGTGGTTGAGCTATTTCTTATCGGTCTATACATAGAGATAAAGACAAGTGAAGACGAAGACTGGCAAAAAGATGTAGTCTACATTTACGACTGCCTTAGCAACTTGACCGACAAAGAAAGAGACTCGGTAATAGACTACCTATTCAACGAGGGCTTCATACAGGATCGAAAGACCTGCTGCCAAGTTATACGCGGAGAAGACTACCTCTGAGATCTGCGAAAGAGTTCTCTTATCATATTGAAAACCACGAACTTCAGGTTCTTCCACTCCTTTAATCTTCTCAGGGTGTACGGAAGCCAGTTCTCTCCGAAGGGCACATATATCCTAACTCTATACCCCTTGTCTTTCATTTCCTTCTGCAAGTCTCTGCGTATTCCATACAAAAATTCATAGTCAAAATATTTCGCGTCTGGCAACATGCACTCTATGTCCTCTAGTAATGACTCGTCATGAGTTGCAATCGCTGGTCTATTAGCTCTACTTTGATAAAGATTGGCTGCGATGTTAAAAAAAGAGCTCTCTATGCCTAGCTCCGATTGGTAAGCGGTTTCTTCATTCTCTTTGTACGCGCCCTTAACTAGGCGAACTGACACGCCGCTTTTAGCTAATGCTTTTATGTCTTCGGCTGACCTGAGCAGGTTCGCCTGAATCGCCACTCCAACGTTGCCATATCTTTCGTTTAAAAAAATAGCCTGATTCAGCGTCAGGCTTGTCACGCTTGAGTCTTCCATATCTAGGCGGATGGTTGTTTCTGAAGTCTTCGCTAGCTCAGCAAGCCGAGACAATAGAGTCCTCGAAATTAACGGGTGTATCTTTATGCCTAGTTGACTGGGCTTTATTGAAACATCAATCTTCTTGCCCTTGTAAGATTTTATTATTTCTACGTACTGAGAAAATGCCTTGTCGCAATCAGGGACCGTTTTGCTATCCTCTCCGATATAGTCTACAGTGACTTCGTATCCATCGCTTATTAATTTATCTATGCTCTTTTTCGCTGCATCAAGGCTCTGCCCTGCAATAAATCTCTTTGCTAATGGATATAGCAACCTCATCGCAGCTAGCAACCCCCGAACTCATGGGAGTCATCGTCAATCGCGTCTTCCTCGACCCGTTCTTCTTGAAACTGCCTCTCAACGATTCTGGTCGGGCGCACTTGAGTTTTAGTGTTGAATCTTTTTTCATGCTTTCGAGCCTCTTTGGCGGTCCTGAAGAAGCCAAGGTGATTCCATCTGCCTCCAGCATCTTGTTGTAGCTCATAAAACTCCATGACATCTCTTGTTTAATGAATTGAGCGGCGCAGTTAAGGGCAATATACAAGCTCTTCCTTGTGGCATGCTTACTGCGCCGCTCTCTCCACTCCCTTGGCACCTATAATTATTTTTTTCATTTCTGTCTCTCCCTTAGGATTAAAATTTTAGGATAAGTTACTCGCAACATGAAGGGGAACATTTTCTTCGCCGCTGCCTCGTCGTCGCTTACGTCCTCATCTTCTTTTTCGTCTTTAGGCTCGTGCTCGATTGGAATTTTCTTTAGGTCTTCTTCGTCTGGCATGGGAACGCTCTTATCAATAGCCCACATGATTTTATTCTTCTCGCAATAATCTACCATTCTGCGGACAGGCACGATGAGGTTAAATCCCTCTCCCGCTCCACGGACGAGCATCCCCACGTATTGGGCGTTAGATTTTAGATAGACGCCCCCTCCGCTAGACCCGGGAAAAGCTGTGCAGGTCGTCTGATCGAAAACATGCTTGTTTAAGCTTTTAATTATCCTGCCATGCTGAGAATAAATTCCATCCGTCATGCTGTTCGCTCCCATCTGCCCCAATAACGAGCCAACGTGCAGTAGGTCTTCTCCTAAGGGGGGAATTTTTTTATCAAGATGAAACGTTACCGTGTCAGTAACAAAGTCTAGCTTGCGGACGCGAAGAAGGGCGAGGTCATGCCCGTCTTTTGCGTCAGAATACTTTAATACTTCCGCGTCCATTTGAAGCCGCCCGACAGTTCTTCCGTTCTGCCTTATCTCTTTTACCACCATGGGGTCTTTGAATTCGACAACGGTTTTAGCGACTCCGTCGATCACTATTTTTCTGGTTTTGCGAAGATTGTCCACAACGTGACCAGCTGTCCATACTAAATTAACTAAGTTTCCGTCTTTATCTTTTCGGGTAAAAATTACCCCCGACCCTTCGCCTACAGAAAAGTCTCCTTCGGATCGAATTGTAACAGATACGTTTTGGAGGTGCTCTGCTGTGGTTGGTTGCTTCTCTGCTCCGTGCACGGCAAAAGCCGTTAGAGCGAGACCGAAGAGTAAAGACACTAAAGTTTTCATCTCTCTAATAGATACACTTTTTTATCAAGCTATTTAATCTTAAAGAAATAGAATCTTAAAAAAAATAGTAGCGAAGGCGGGACTTGAACCCGCATGAGCTTTAATTCTCGACGGATTTTAAGTCCGTTGTGTCTGCCAATTCCACCACTTCGCCGCCTAAGCCCCCAAGCCCTTCTAATTTCTCTTTCTCTCTTCTGCGGCGCATGTATTCTCTTTTTTGCCTACGTCTTCTCTCTGGGTCTCTTTCGTCATAGGCTTTCCTCGCTTTAGATAGGGCTCTTCTGCCCTTCTTGGTCTGGAAGTATTTCTTTTGCGATTCGTACATATATCGTCCACCCTGCTTCCTTTCCCTCTTGCGGAAAAAATTTTATCTTTAAAAAACTGGCACCCTCGGTAGGACTCGAACCTACGACAAGCGGTTTAGAAAACCGCTGCTCTATCCAACTGAGCTACGAGGGTAAGGGGATTATAACTCGCTCAAGTCGCTGGCCAAGGGAACAATTTCATCAAGAAAATTAGCCTCGGGTTCACCGCTTTTGTCATCGTCAACCACCGCCCTACCCTTATCTTTTTCCCAGTCTTTAGATGGTCTGTCAACCGTCTCGTTTCTTTCTCTAACCGCCGCCAATACGTGACTCTTCATTCCCTCTTCTCCCATTTGGTATATGAGAGAGTTAAGGTCTTTTGGTAAGCACGTTCCGCCAAACCCTCTTTTCTGATCGGGACCGGGAACACGTGTGTGTGAATCGCCAACTCTATCATCCCTCGTCACAAAATTTCTAAAAGCATCAAAGTTGATGCCCTTCCAATCACAAAATTCTTTTATCTCATTAAAAAAAGAGACCTTGGTTGAGAAAAAAGCGTTTTTCGCCAGCTTGGTAACCTCTGCTATCTGGGTGGTCGTAATGTCTACCCCAGTCCCTGCTATTTTTTTGTCTTCGTGGGCGAGGGCAAGCATTTTCATGAAAGACTTCACGCCCTTGTCTCCCGCTACTTCCGTGGCTACACCATATTTTTTCTTTAGCATCGGAACCCCTAGTACCCACCACTCGCAGTTTGTGACATCATCAAGCCAAGACCTTTCAGTTAAAAATTCAGGCATAAAATATACACCAAGGTCTTCGCAGGTTCCAACGGGCACGGTAGATCTCAGCACGACCACAGCGTCCTCGCTCAGCACTTCTTTCAGGTCTTTTATCGCCTGCTCAACGATGCCCAAGTGGCATGAGCCGTCTTGGTTTGCCGGCGTTGGCACGCAGACAAAAACCAACTCACATTCGCTCATGTCCTTAAGCTCTGTGCCCTCTGGGCTACATTTTGTTGGGTCTATGTCATAAACGACAGATTCAATTTGACCGCCCGCAAAAATCCTAGTCGCCGTACCGACGTAACCGGCTCCAATGATACCAATTTTCATAATAAGTAATTTAGCTAAAAAAAAGGAAAATACAATAAAAAAATCTCGCCGTGCCCAAATTAAAAGCACGACGAGATTCGTTTGGGGAGCTGTCTTACTCGTTTTCCTTAGCGTCTTGCGGGAGGCTTTCAGCGCTAGGCACGGTAGCGTCGACAGCTTGCTGGGGTGCGTTCCTCACAGTATCGCCTCTTGGCGCTGCGAGTGACTCCGACTGCATTTGCATCATTTGCTTCACGATATACCCCGTAAAGCCAAGCTGGAGGGCTAGCAGAATCATGGCCACCCTAGCGTATACAGTTTTAACCTGTGTCATGCCGTTCTTCGGCGTCGTTGTCGCGTCTGTGTTATCAGTTACTTCTTCTTGTTGTTTTGTCATAGATCAAATCTCCTTCGTTCCTTATATCAAATATGTCAACTTCTTTCTCGCTTTTCGTCGAAAGGTTTTTAATCAGAAAAGTCTCTTCATCTAAGACCTCGGAGACCTCGCCTCTCCAAGGGCTTTCAGCACCAGTTAAAACTAAAACAATTTTTCCAACTAGGTTTCTATTTATTTCTATTTTTTCGTTTTTATTCATTGGATTGGTAAATGATGTTCCCCTCGAGCATGAAGCATATTTCGTCGCAGTTCATCGACGATTTTATTTTGATCAGCTTTTCTTCATCGCCCCTCAGTTCAGTAACCATTCTGTTGTATATGTTCTCGCACTCTTTTTCTATTGTTTTCTGTCCTCCGCAGCACTTTGCTCCCGCCGAGAGGCAGCTGCCTAAAGCCTTCATGTCTTCGCAAGACTTTAGCTCAGGGTGGCTTACCTGCTGATTCATCATTACGTAAAAATGGCTAGGTCCGTCTACGGAAAATATTATAGATTCAGTCATTATATTTTTTAATAAATATAGATAAAGTATAAAACAGAAACAGAGAAAGCCAAGCGTTAAAAAAGAACGACGAGAAATTAATAAAAATTAGACACACTGAAAGGTTCAGCCAAATCGACAAGCACAACGGGCAGGTTATTAATCTAACATAAAAGGAGTCATGATAGATTTTAAGATAATTAATGTAAGTAAGCTGCGGATTCTCCTTTTGTTTCTCCTGATACTCATAAGTATGAAAGCAAAAGCCCACATTAAAGAAGTTGACATACTCAACAAAGGCGTTGCTATTAAACCATATGTTTAAAATAAAGCAAACGATAAGCGGGGGTTCTATTTCTTGAATCATCTTACTCCAGTTTAAAAGAGCCGTTGCTTGAAAGGTCTACGGGTTTCTTGCATGAAAGGTCTTGAACCTGATCGGAGCTACCGTACCCGTCCTCTCCCCTTTCGGTTGGAGAAAGGTCGTCGGTTTCTTCCCACTCTATCGGGTGACATTTTTCTATGATTAGCTGCGCTACTTTCGAGCCTTCGATGATGTGAGCGACCTCCCGCGAAAGGTTAATTAGAACCACGCCCACTTCTCCCGTGTAGCCTGAGTCAATAACTCCAGCGAGCACATCTAGCCCCTGCTTGACTGCCAAGCCGCTTCGCGGAGCTACCCTTCCGTAATATCCCTTGGGGATTCTTACCCCAATTCCCGTTTTAATCACCTTCCTTTCAAGGGGTCTGAGGTAATTGTCCTCTGTTGAAAACAAGTCGTAACCAGCGTCCGAGTCATGCGCTCGCTCTGGGAGTTTCGCTTCCGGAAACATTTTTTTAATTTTAATATTCATCGTGCGGGGTCGTCTCGTGTCTTTAACCTATCTTAATTAATTCTATATTATAGAAGTCAAAAATTGATTTTGCGAGCGTGTCTCTGCGGTACTCTTCTGCGTACACCACTTTACTTACTCCGTAAGCAGCTATCATTGTCGCGCAGGAAGAACAAGGTAAAAGAGTTGATGCCAAGGTGTCAACTTCTCCTCTAGAGCACAGGGATAAACAGTTCGCCTCTGCGTGAATCATGTAGACCCTGCGGCTATCCCTGTCATCCCAGAAGCCCTCATCATCGACGTTCTTGCCTGAAGCAAGTCCGTTATACCCCAAAGCAAGAACCATGTGCTTTTCGTTCAAGGCACAGGCTCCGACTTTTTGAAATGGGTCCTCGCTTCTTTCTGAAGCTGTCGCCGCCAAGTTAAGGGCGTACCGCTCCCAGCTCAACCTATTCCCATCTGTGTTTTTGCTGCCGCTTGTACTCATCGACAAGGTCGCCTTCAGTCTTAGACCAAGGGTACTTTACAAAAAGTCCCGTGAAAAAATACAATATAATTGCGGCGACGATTACCATCGGTAATTAGCTAGTGGTTTTTTTAGCGTAAACCGACTTAGGTCTGCCCATCTTAGGTTTAACTCTTTTGACCAAGGTCAATTCGCCCGCCTCAACAGCCTTGTTGATTTTGGAGTGCACCGATACTCTAGAGAGCGAGCTTCCCATGCTTCTCGTCACCTCCTCTGCGGTGAACTCTTCGTCTGGCCAGTTCACGTTGACGGGCTTGCGCCCTCTCGGCTTTAGGGTCTTCGGTTGGTTGGTTTCTGTTGTGGTTGTACTCATCTTAGCTCTAGCATAATGCCTTATTAAACTTTCGTCAAAACTTTTTTTTGATTTTCTTAATATTTCTGCTACAATGAATCACATGACTGTTTTAGAGGCTAATATTAAACTTTTTTGCTGGTTTCAAGAAAACAATTGCTTTGAGCCCAATAAAAATATGCTAGAGCTACTGGTCGTAACCGACTGTCCCGAAGAGGATAAGGCTGCGATTCTGTGTGCTCTAAGAGAACTGGAACAAATGGGGTGCATAGCTTCTCAGCCGGTTGATGAAAGAACCTATTACGTACTCAAGAAGGACTTCGCTGCGGCCGCTGAGCAAAAAGTAGAAATAACTGGATACACCGCAGACATGCTCGCGGGGTGTCTGAATCATTTTTGTGACAAGATAGGCGACTTCAAGGATCAGTGTGACCCCGCAAACATCAAAGAGTCCGACATTAGGAACGCCATACTAATCATGCAGCACTACTACAAAATCGAACAGTCCATGTCTGAAGATATTTCTACACTCCCGGGCTTGCCGCCTGATCTTGAGGACGACTAAAAAACTATTGACTCCAAAACAAAACGAACTTAGCCTAAAGCCAGTTCTTTGTTAGAGTGATGACATTATAGCGCGGAAACTGATAAGTTCACCTCAAGCCCGTAAAAAGGCTCCAATCAAGAAGGTCACAAGACCTCACGTTACTTCGGGAGCGCGCGGCGTCCGAGATTGGATGGATATTTATATCAACCAGAGACTTCATCCCCCCTAAAGGGAAAAGGCTGGCAGACATAAAACCAAGAATAAAGTCCCATCACTTGTTGCAAAGACGAATTGAATACTTCTGGAAGGATGTTGCTCGTGAGCAAGTAACTCGGGGATAACGGGTGAAAGTGAAGGACTAAAGCGGGAACGCCTTCGACGCAACTAAGAATTGTACATTCTTAGAGAGGGAACCTATGTTCTTAAGCCTCCATCTAAGGGAAAAATAAAAGGCTGGCAGACAAAAAACTCCTTGATTCTAGCTCTTCCAAGGCTATATATAAAATATGATATCTTTAAATGATGCTGACAACCCAACCTTAACCCCCGACGAGATGAGGGACGGCACCAAGCTGTTTGTGGCGACACCTTGTTTCGGTGGTAATCTAGCCTACGAGTACGTAAACAGTCTTTTGGAGCTCCTTTACGTTTGCATGACTAACGGGGTCAATTCAGAGATTCATTTAGCAGCTAACGAAAGTCTTATCCCGAGAGGAAGAAACCACATGGTTTCAGCGTTCATGGCTTCAGAGTGCACCCATATGATTTTTATTGATGCAGACATACAGTTCAAAGCTATGGACATCATGAAGATGATAGCCAAAAACAAAAACATTATCGTCGGAGCTTACCCGCTTAAGTCCATGCCACCTGAATACGTCGTAAACTTAAAAGAAGAAGACGCTAAGGCTGACTCAGGGCTAGAAGTTATGGAGGTTCTAGATGCGGGTACGGGATTTATGATGATGAATAGGGGAGTCTTTGAGACAATGAAAGAAAATTTCCCAGAACTGCACTACACATCGGACCTAGAGAGGGGATACCTGCTTGGCGAACAGATAAAAGACGAAGAATTGATGAACAGGCTCAAAGATAATCTCTATAGCTTCTTCGATACGATGCACGACAAGGAAGACAACAACGCATACCTGTCTGAAGATTACGCGTTCTGCAGAAGATGGCAGAAGGTCGGGGGCAGGATTTGGCTTGACACTACTATAAATTTAAACCATATTGGGAGGCATGCTTATCACGGCAACGTATCTCACTTACAGAATATGATTTCCTCCGAAGCTAACAAGTAAAGTGAACTTTCACAGAGGCTTTTCTGAAGAGGTCAAAATCATTTCGCGAGACCCGCTGATTGGTTTAATTGATGACTTAATTTCTAGTGAAGAGTCCGACTTAATAGTCCGAGAAGGCGCACGCCTGCTAACCAGAAGCAAGATGGCAAGCCCAGATGGAGAACTGTTTTATGGAAAGGAAAGGACTTCTAGCTCTGCGCTGCTTGCGGGCTCCCCCGATTTAGAGAGTAAAGTTAAGGGCATCATCGGGAAGGGAATTAAAAGGCACTTCTTTTTTCGCGATAGTGAATTTGAAGACCTGCAAATGGTCCACTACAGGAATCAGGAAAAATTTAACTGCCACCACGACTCAGACCCCCCGATGAAAAGACTTTGTACCATATTAATCTACTTAAGTGATGTCACGAACCTGCAGCAACAGGGAGGAGCCACCATCTTCCCGCCCATAAAGACAGCCGTTGTACCAAAGAAAGGTCGAGCGCTCGTCTGGTATAACTACACCAACGATGGGGTATATGACGCCAGAGTGATGCATATCGGCCAAGCTATTAAGAACTTTGAAAAGTGGGCACTAAACGTGTGGATTCAAGACAACACTCTAGAGTTTCCCACGGATGATTTTGTGAGATCTGAAAAAGAAAAAAACCGCACAGAAAGCCTAGAAGGGACTAAGGTCATATTATGAAGGCTAAAGTCATAGGTATATCGGGAGTAGCCGGCTCGGGAAAAGATTTATTTTACTCTTTGATAAGTAAAAAAATCAACTGCAAAAAGTTTGCTCTGGCCGACCAGCTTAAAGAGGAGTGCAGGGCACACGTCTTAGAGTCATACGGGGTAGACATCTTGAACTGCTCTAGAGAACAAAAAAATTTAGTACGCCCATTTTTAGTGGGGGCTGGGCTAACTAGAAGAAAGATGACTAACGGTAGGTACTTTGTGGAGAAGCTCGAGCCAAAAATTAAAGAATTTATTTATAATTATTACTGCGTAAAAGGTAATTATGACTCTGTTTACCCCTGCGTGACTGACGTCAGATATAGCTCGCACGAAAAAGACGAGGTCGGCTGGCTAAAAGGCACGATGGGCGGAACCCTAGTTCATATAACAAGATTCGATTATACTAAAGAGGGGAAGGTAAACGTGCCCCCAGCAAATGAAGAAGAAAAGAGACATGACCCCATCTTAAAGTCTCAGGCAGACTATATACTGGAATGGGAAACAGCAAAGGGCTCTCAAGAACAAATGGAAAACAGTTTATCGAGGTGCTTGGATGATTTTGTAAATTTTATGAAATAAAGCCTTGACTGCCCACTAATAACAACTTATCTTCGAGCTAGATATGAGTGAAAACACTACTAACACACAGAAAACGGAGTGGCAAAACCGAGAACTCGGCGCGCTATGGAAACGGACCTCAAAGAACTCTGGCCAAAAATATTTGGCTGGGCATGTTAAAGAGGTTGACGAACACGGAGTGGAGAAACGCACAAAAGTCGTAATCTTCGCTAACCGAAACAAGCAGGACGGAGAGAGGACTCCCGACTACCGCATCTACGAGTCCAAGGACGACCCGCAGAAACAAGAAGAAAAGCAGGCTAATCCTGCTCCCACTGACACGGGGGAGGCACTTGAAGACACCTTGTGAAGTCTTTTTCTCTCAACCTACCCATTAACCAAGTCTCCTTTGGACAAGTCTCAACGACTTTCCTTAGGGGATTTTACGATAGGAAGATAGAACCCCCTTTGTTTAGCATCGGGGGGACTATCGACCTTTCGTCTCAAAACCAAGACCAAAAATTTTTTGAATGGGTAGCTAGCCTAGCCCAAAAGTCTTACTCAGAGCATAAAAGATCTAACCCTACCCTGAAACTTTGGCACCTCAACGGAGGCTTGGAGTCATTTAGCAGAGAGCACTATTTGCTTACATTTTACGAGCTAGATGAGCCCACGAAATCAGAACTAAACGTAGCCAAGTCTTGCGACAAATTAATTTTTACTAATAATTATTCGAAAGAAATATTTAAGAGCTTTAATGTAGACTCTCATGTAGTTCCCCTCGCTTTTGATAGGTATAACTTTGGAGTCACCAATAAGAAATATTTTGACGATGATAGAATAGTTTTTAACTTATGCGGCAAGTTCGAAAAGAGAAAGCACCACGAGAAGATTATTAGGGCTTGGGCTAAAAGATTTGGAAACGACAACAGGTATTTCCTACAATGCGCTGTATACAATACGTTCTTGAACGAAGAACAGAACAAAGAACTGTTTGCTAGGTCTGTCGATAATGTGAAGTATTACAATATCCACTTCTTGGGGTTCATGCCTCAAAACGTCCTGTACAATGACTACCTAAACTCTGGAGATATAATTATCGCAATGTCAGGAGGGGAAGGATGGGGACTGCCTGAGTTTCATTCTATTGGGCTAGGCGCTCACGCTGTAGTTTTAAATGCTCACTCCTACAAGGAATGGGCGACCGAAGAGAACTCGGTATTAGTTGAGCCGTCAGGGAAGATAGACGCATACGATGGAATCTTCTTTAAAAAGGGTACAGAATTTAACCAAGGCAGGATATATGACTTCCACGAAGACGAATTTATTGCCGCCTGCGAAAAGGCAATAGAGAATCATAAATCAAATCCAATCAACGAAAATGGTCTCAAGATACAAGAGAAATTTTCTATTGAAAATAGTGTTGACAGGATTTCAGAACTTCTTTAGACTCAGGTTAGTTCCCCAAAAGGAACTCTAGGGCGGGTCGCGTCCGAAGTAACGCTCTCGGAGATATGAGTAGCTCATTAGAGTCTCAGCCAGAGAATTACCTATCAGTCCTCTCGGAGCTTCGGCTCCGAGGGGACATATTTAAACGTCACCTTGTTGCTAAATGAAAAACGAAGTACAAAGAGTCCTGAAGTTCAGAATCTATCCAACTGATTCTCAAAAAGCTATTCTACATCAATGCTTTAATGCCGCAGTAGAAATCTACAACAAATGCTTGGAGATGAAAAAGAACGACTGGGACGCTAAGAAAAAACTGTACAAAGAATCAGGCTCAGAGGACAAGTTTTCTAAATGGTTAAAAGACAACGACCTGTCCATTATGTCTGTCTTCGAAACCAAAAGAGAAATAAAAAACTGGAGAAAAGAATTCCCTTGGTTAGAAGAGTGCGCCTCTCAGCTACTCCACCAAGCGGCGCTTCACCTAGACACCGCTTTCAAGAACTTTTTCAGGCGGCATAAAGCCGGAGAAAAACCGGGCTTCCCCAAGTTTAAAAGTAAAAGAGATGGCAAGAAGTCATTCGCCGTAGACACAGCAAAACTAAACTGGGACAACTCCACGCTCCAATTACCTAAGTTCCCTGACGACATTAAGGTCAAGATTCATCGCAAGAAATTGACCATAAACAAAAAGGACATAGAATTAGAGAAAGCAATCAAAGAGGGTAAGGCGAAAACAAAAACCATTACCGTCAGCATAAATCCCAGCGGAGAATACCACGCAGCAGTGAATGTGACCTTAGCGGGTAAAGAACCTGCCAAGAAAAAGTTTGGAGAAAAAAACACCGTAGGCATAGACCTAGGGACCACAACGTTTGCGGTACTGTCCGCCGTTAAGGGAGTCAGAAAGAAGATCGGAAACCCAAGGCACTTCAAGGCTCTTCATAAAAAATTAGCAAAAGAACAGCGCAGGATGTCTAGGAAAAAACTCGGAAGCGAGAACTACAAAAAGCAAAAAATTAAAGTAGCTAAAATTTGGCAGCAGATTAGTAATTGTCGAAACGACTTCCTCCACAAAACGTCACACGGCATTATCTCAGACAGCAAGATTAACGCCGTTGCTCTTGAGACGCTTTCCATTCAAGACATGCAACAATCCAACAAGTACCTAGCTATGTCTATTAGCGACGCCTCGTGGTTTGAGTTTAAAAAGAACATGGAGTACAAAGCCGAGAGGCAAGGGAAAACCATCATAAGTATTGGCAGGTTTGAACCGACCACAATGACTTGTTCAGTTTGCGATTTTAAAATGGAAAAGAAACTGAACCTTAGCATTAGAAAGTGGGAGTGCCCGGAGTGTGGAACCACCCACGATAGAGACGAAAACGCCGCAGACGTGATTAAAAAAGTTGCGCTCAGAGACTATACTGACTAGCTTATGCGCATGCCTACATACATCTTTGAACATCCCGAAAGCGGAGAAATTATAGAAGTCATACAGAAAATTAAAGAACTCCACGCCTATATAGACGAAGAGGGCGTAAAATGGAACAGAGTTTTCACCGCTCCAAATACGAACGTAGACACTAAAATAGACCCCTTTTCACCAAAAGACTTTGCGGAAAAAACCAGAAACAAATCTCAAAACCTAGGAGACCTGTGGGACAGGTCGAAGGAGCTAAGCGAAAAGAGAAAAAAAAGCTTGGGGCACGACCCCGTAGAAAAAGAATTTTTTAAAGACTACACTAAGAAAAGAAAAGGGATGAAGCACCCAAGGGACAAATCGAAATGAAGATATCAGTCTTTACTCCATGTCATAAACTAGACTTTCTCGTGCGAGCAGGCAAAAGCCTGCAGGAGCAAACTCACCAAGATTATGAGTGGGTAATCTTGCTAAATGGCGAAGCGGCAGAACCCCAATCCCGACTGGGAGTGGCGAAAGAGGTTGGCAAGCTCCTCGAGGACAACGGAATGGAAGATGTCGCAAGCAAAACTGTAGTAAAGCAATTCAGAGATTACTCTGGATACATTGGAAGGTTAAAGAAAATGTGTTGCGAGGCAGCTTCAGGAGAAGTAGTCGCCGAATTTGACCACGACGACGAACTAGAGCCAACCTGCCTAGAAGAGTTGGACAAAGCCTTCTCCGACGAATCAGTAGACTTCGCACACACCCATTGCTACCAATACCGAGGAGAAAAAACCGAGACTCCCTACAACCCATACTGGGGGTGGAAATACAGAAAAGACGAAGAGACAGGCAGGAATATCACCCTATGCTTCGAGCCCCAACCAGCAAGCTTCGGCTACATATGGTATGCCCCGAACCACATAAGGGCTTGGAGAAGAAGCTTCTACAATAAAATTGGGGGACACGACGAAAACCTAGATGTTTGTGACGACCACGATATCCTGTGCAGGACCTATATACACGGGAAGGTCAAGCTCATAGACAAAGCCCTGTATAGATACCATGTAAATGAAGGGCAAAATACTTGCTACGGAGAAAAAAATGCAAAGATTCAAGACCTGACGCGAGCGCTTCACGATAAATACATTGAAGACTTGGCAGCCAAATGGAGTGACATAAACAATCTAAAAAAGCTGGACCTATGCTGTCACAGATTCAAAAAAGAAGGATGGCTTGGCGTAGACGCGTACGACTACCCAGAAGTGGACATCGTTTGCAATCTAGACGAAGCCCCTTGGCCGTTTGAGGACAACAGCGTGGGAGTCATAAGAATGCAGGACTCGCTAGAACACCTCAAGGACCCCATTCAGACCATGAAAGAAATATACAGATGCCTAGCTCCCTACGGCTGGGCTCTGATTGAAGTTCCCAGCACAGACGGAAGAGGCGCGTTTCAGGACCCAACGCACGTCTCTTTCTGGAACAGCAATAGCTTTTGGTACTACACAAAAGAACAACAGGCTCAATTTATTAACTCTCCAGTAAAATTTCAACTTAACAGAATATTAGACTACTACCCGTCAGACCATCACAAAGAGCACAAAATACTCTACACAAAAGCTCACCTGATGAAATTAGAAGAAGACAAATCAATCATTCCCCCGGGGGGCAGAGAAATTTAAACTACATGGACTATTCAAAACTTACAGTCAAGAAGAGGAACGGCAGAATTGCCAAGCTGGACATCAACAAAATCAACCTATGCGTGCAGCGTGCATGTCACGGGCTAGAAAACGTGTCGGCTAGCGAAGTCGTAATAGACGCGAACGTCCAGCTGTATGACAAAATTCCCACGAAAGAGATAGATAAGGCTCTAATTATGTCCGCCAGAACCAAGATGGACAAAGAGCCGAACTATTCAAGGGTCGCGGCGAGACTCTTAACGGGCAACATACATAAAGAGGTTTTCGGCAGCAGTGTTGATAAAGACGCATTCGCTCATCAGTACAAGTTATCTTTTATCAAAAACATAAAGCTCTTGGTTAACGAGGGTATACTATCTGAAAAGCTTTTAGAATATGACCTAAAAAAACTAGCAGGAGTCCTTCAGATAGACAGAGACTCCAAGTTTAAATATCTAGGTCTGCAAATTTTATATGACAGATACCTGCACAAAATTGGTGACCGCAGGCTTGAATCCCCCCAGTCCCTATGGATGAGGGTCGCAATGGGGCTGGCTCTGGACGAAGAGAACAAAGAAGAAAAGGCTATAGAATTTTATGAAGTGCTTTCGTCGTTTCGACTGTGCTGCTCTTCGCCTACCCTTTTTAATAGTGGGAGCGTTCGTAGTCAGCTTAGCTCTTGTTATCTTAATACTTTTGAAGATAGTATCGATGGTATCTTCGAGGGGGCGTGGCAAGAGGCTAGGAAATCTAAATATGCTGGGGGATTAGGCTTTGACGTTACGAACTTCAGGTCTGCCGGTTCTCACATCAAGGGCACCAATGGAACCTCTAGCGGTCTGGTGCCTTGGCTTAAAATCTATAACGACCTATTAGTGGCTGTTAATCAAGGAGGTAAGAGACCCGGCGCGGGCTGTGCGTATATTGAAACTTGGCACTTGGATATCGAAGAGTTTTTAGAACTAAAGAAAAACACCGGAGATGAACGCCGAAGGTGTCACGACCTAAACACGGCGAACTGGGTCCCTAACTTCTTCCTCGCCTGCGCCGAAAGAAATGAAGACTGGTACCTCTTTTCTCCCTCAGATGCAAAAGGTCTTCACGAATTATACGGGAAAGAGTTTGAAAAAAAATACAAAGAGTATTGCCGCAAAGCGGACAATGGAGAAATTACCAATTTTAGAATCATAAAAGCCAAGAAATTGTGGAAGAAAATGTTAAGGTCGCTGTTCGAAACGGGACACCCTTGGATTACATTCAAAGATAACGCGAACATCAGATACTCAAACAGTCATGAAGGAGTAATTCATAGCTCGAACCTATGCACAGAGATATTCCTGCACACTAAGCCATCGCGGTTTGAGGGGGGCGAGAAATCAGAGATTGGAGAGACAGCGGTGTGTAACCTAAGCTCCGTCAACCTGAAGGAACACATTAAAGACAACGGCAAGCTAGACTTTAAACTGCTGGCCAAAACGATTTCAACTCAAATGCGGATGCTAGACAACGTAATTGATTTGAACTTCTACCCCACTAAAGAAGCTGAAAAAGCCAACATGCTTCACAGACCGGTCGGCGCTGGCTCTATGGGCTGGGCTGACGTCCTTCACTCTTATAAAATAGACTACTCTTCTGACGAAGCAGTTAAGTTCTCAGACGAACTATATGAATTCATATCGTACCACTGTCTGCTAAACTCTAGCAAGTTAGCTAAAGAACGCGGAAAATACGAAACATACGAAGGCTCGCTGTGGTCTGAAAACATTCTACCAATTGATTCGTATAAATATCTTATGGACTATTTAGATTCTAAGCCTATCCTCCATAGGGGAAAAAAGTATGCGCCCGAACTGGATTGGAAAAACGTTAGAAGCCACATACGAGACAGCGGCATGCGTAATAGTAACACTATGGCTATTGCTCCTACTGCTACTATATCTTACATTCAAGGTTGCTCTCCTTCTATTGAGCCCGATTTTTCTACTTTTTTCGTCTACGAAAATAAATCGGGGAATCTTTTTATAACTAGCGAGTGGTTTGTGGACGAATGTAGGCAGATGGGGCTTTGGAACACAGGTCTAAGCGAGGCGTTAAAGGCTGTAGACGGAGACGTAAGCAAGCTAGACCTCCCGCAAGAACTAAAAGATAGGTACAGGACCGCCTTTGACCAAGACCAATTTAAATTAATAGATTGTGCCTCGGTCAGGCAAAAGTGGATTGACATGGGGCAATCGTTGAACCTATTTAATAACGCTAGCTCGTTAAAGTACTTGAATGATTTATATATCCATGCTAAAAACAGAGGACTTAAAAGCACGTACTACTTAAGAAACAAAAGCGCAAGCGAAATTGAGAAATCCACCGAACCGAACGATGCAGAAGCCTGCTCAATCTTAGACCCCACATGTGAAAGCTGCCAATAATGAAAGACGGATTAATACTCGGAGAAGAAATAGCGGGAGTAAACCAAATCCTGCCCCACAAGCACCCCTTTGTTTGGGACCTGTTCCTAAAAGGCGTGGCAAACAATTGGTCGCCATCAGAGGTGAACATGAACGACGATGTAGACCAGTGGAAAAATGGCTCACTAACGCCCGACGAAAAACTACTAGTAAAAAGATGCCTAGGCTTTTTTGCTGGAAGCGAGTCTTTAGTGGGAAACAACTTGCTGCTTACCGTGGCGAGGTGGGTGACAGACCCAGAGTGTAGACAGTATATTTTAAGACAGGCATACGAGGAATCGTTACATAACTGGACAGTTGTCACCTGCTGCGACTCCTTCTCGCTAAAGGTTAGCGACGTTTACGAAGCCTACCTCAACGTGCCCTCAATCAAAGCTAAAGATGATTTTTTGATAGAAATAACAGCGGACGTTAGCAAGCAAGACTTTACCACGAGAACCGCCGAAGGCAAAAAAGAATTCTTAAGAAACCTCGTCACCTACTACATAGTTTGTGAGGGGATATTTTTCTTTAGCGGCTTCGCCATGCTGCTAGCTCTAGGCAGGCAGAACAAGCTTCCCGGGCTGTCTGACCAAATTAGATACACGTTAAGAGATGAAAGCCTTCACATACAGTTCGGAACATATTTAATCAACTCAATCAAGGAACAGCATCCGTCCATATGGACGAAAAAATTCGAAGAAGAAACTGTTAAACACATCAAAAAGGCAGTAGAGTTGGAAATCTCCTACGCTCACGACGTGCTCCCTAGGGGCATACTCGGGTTGAACGCTGACATGTTTATAAACTATATGCAATTCATAGGTAACAGAAGGCTTGAGGGAATTGGGATTGACTTTCGCTTTGAAAGCGACGAGAATCCATTCCCTTGGCTATCCGAGGTCGTGGACACCCGCGCTATGACGAACTTTTTTGAAAGAAAGGTTAAGGACTACCAGCAGTCCGGCTCCTTGGTAGACGATTTTTGAGAATAGACATGAAAACACTAGTAACACTAACTGTAGGGACGCTGCTTTTCGCGGCGTCAGGTTGTTCGAGTACAATGACAATTGGACCTAACGCCAATAAAGATGGCTACCTAGGTGCATCAGCTTCCACAACGGGAGTCAGTGTCACCGTTCCATTCGTTAAGGCTGAATCAGCCGTAACGGAAACGACCAAGAAAAAGAAGTAGGCACCCCCTAATTCCACACTCACCCCTAGAACTGAGTCAGTTCTGGGGTTTTTTTTTGAGTAAATAAATAGTAATAAATATTAAAAATTATCCGTCTTTTATTTTCCTTTTCTGCCTGCCCAGAAAGCCTTCGGTTATTTTGAAGACTTCCCCGCATTTCTCGCACTTCATCGACACCTTACATTCATAGTTGTCCTCCCTGCATTCTTTGTCTTTACCAAAAAATGTTTTTTTATGACCGCACTGACTTTCCTTTACTTTCTCAGAATATAAGCGAGACTCTAAGCTCGGCGGGCAGTATGGGCATGCATAAAAATACATATACAATAAATTACACTTCTTTAAGAAACAAAGTGTATTTAAAAGAGAGATGGACTACCAAATATTAGTTAATATATCTGTTGGCATTGTCACCCTCATGGGTGGATGGGTCTTTAAAATGATTCTCGGTCACGTTAATGAAATCAAGTCTGAACACCACGACTTAATGATTAAGCATCACGACGACATAGATAAAATCAAAGAAAAATACACCGACCTCGCTCTCTCCCTTCCCGAGAAGTATGTCTCAAAAGAAGACTTCAAGATGTTCTCAGATAGAATGAACGACAGGTTTGACAGGCTAGAAGAGAAGATAGATAGCCTCAAAAACTAAATTGACTTGCTCATTCATTACTGGTAGCATCTAATTGATGCGCTATATACTTGCTAGTGATTTTTTTATAGATGATTTTATTGGAGGTGCCGCTCTAAATGATGAAGAGATATATAAAGTCTTCAAAAATAAGGGCGAAGATATAGAAAAAATCAAAACCTCAAACATCACCGAGGAGTTTCTAGAGAAAGAAAAGGACTCCTTCTTCATAGTCTCAAACTTTTTTCACCTATCTACAGAAGCCAGAGAGAAGCTATCAAGCCTTAAGTATCTTATCTATGCTCACGACTACAAGTTCGTGAAGCACACAAACCCCGCTGCTTACGACGACTTCAAGGTGCCGGAAGTCGACATAATTAATAAAGACTTCCACGAAAAAGCGGTAGTCATTATGTGCCAGAGCTCCCTGCAGCAAAAGATATACAACCTGAACCTAGACGTGGAAGACTCTACCGTAAACGTCTCCGGTAACCTTTGGTCAGATGAAGACTTTGAGGTTCTAGAAGAGATGGAAAAGGTAAAAGAAAAAAAGCAGATGTGCTCTGTAATAAAGTCTCACTACTGGCAGAAAGGGGTGCCGGAAGCTATAAAAATTTGCATAGAAAAACAATTCAACTACGACCTGATACACGACGACGATTACCACCAATTCCTTCGTAAGCTTGGCTTGAACGCAGCGCTTATGTTCTACCCGTTAACCCCAGAAACCCTCTGTAGGGCTGTCGCAGAAGCTAGAATGATGAACGTAAAAGTAATCACCAGCAACATGGTCGGCGCGACACACGAAAAATGGTTCGACGATATTAAAGGGAAAGAACTGATAGACTACATGAAAGATCGCAGGGACTACGTTTACTCTAGGATCAAATTATCCTCAAGCTAACAAATGAAATACTCCATAGGCATAGTAACATACAGCAAGCGCTTTCACGCATTCTTCGAGCCCTTAGTTGACTCAATTAAAGAGCTCAAGCCCGACATTGATATCGTCGTTGCTGTGAACGGCGACTGCAAGAAAGAGTTCGACGAGACCTACAGGCAAAAAATGTTGTCTTTCTGCGCTAGTCACAAAAGAATATTCCCGATGTTTTTCACAGACCACAGGTCTTTAGCGAAGATGTGGAATAACACTATCCTCAACTGTCCGACGGAGAATATCCTGTTATTAAATGATGACGTTTATCTAACTGAAGAGTTCTGGCCGATTCTTGAAGCCTCAATTGAGCGACAAGAAAAAATGCCATTGAAATCTTTTAAAATAAACTCAAGCTGGAGCCACGTTTTTCTGAACAGGGAAGAGGTTTACGAGAATCACTGGTTTGACGAAAGACTGCTGGGCGTAGGGTCAGAAGACGGAGACTTTGAGTGGAGGATGCTAAAGAGCAGGGGGCTGGACCAGTTTCCGGACTACCTGATAATGAAAGGGATCATAAACCGCACGAAACAAACGGCCGACTCCACGCTCGCGCAAAAAAAAGCCAGACTCATAAACCACAAATATTTCCACATCAACAGGGAAGTAATGCACGAAGTAAAATATAAACCAAGTCCTGAATCTCCACCAAGGGGCATACTAAAACTATCTAAGTACGGAACAAGGGTTGAGGAAAAGGATCCCTGCAAGCAACAGTACCCGTACGAAAAGTTTTACTGGGAAAATAAAAAAAACATATGAAAAAAGAAGTACTGATTACTGGCGTAGCGGGACTGATTGGAGCTAACTTTGCCGATTGGATCTTAAAGAACAGACCAGAGATCGGCGTCGTCGGGGTAGACGATCTAAGCGGAGGATACGAAAGCAACGTAGACGAAAGAGTTAAGTTTTATAAGCGTAACCTAATCCACGATTCAGTTTCAGATATCCTCGAGAAGCACAACATCGCTTACGTTTTTCATTTTGCAGCTTATGCGGCTGAGGGACTTAGCCCCTTCATGAGGAAATACAACTACCTTAACAACACGGTAGCTACAGCTAATATAATAAATAACTGTATAAACCACAAAGTAGAGAGACTAGTCTTCACCTCCACGATGGCTGTATATGGACACGCAGGAATGAGCTCCAGAGATGGCCAACTTACAACTTCCTTCTCGGAGCACCAGACCCCAGAGCCCATTGATCCATATGGCATAGCGAAATACGCATGCGAGATGGACATCAATGTCGCCGGCAAACAGCACGGATTAGACTATTGCATAATTAGACCCCACAACGTCTACGGCAAAAAGCAAAACATCTGGGACAGGTACAGAAATGTTTTGGGAATTTGGATGTACCAACACCTACACGGACAACCATTCAGCATCTTCGGAGACGGAGAGCAGAAAAGAGCCTTCAGCTGTATAGATGATTCGTTGCATTGCCTATGGACCGCGGCGGTTTCCCCGGGGTGCTCAAAGGAAATCATTAACCTAGGAGGAACAAAAGAATACACCATCAACCAAGCGTCGAAAATACTCATGAAAGTTATTGAGAGCGGAGACGTAAGGTACCATGAAAAAAGGCACGAAGTTAAAAACGCGTGGGCTTCTTTCGAGAAGTCAGTAAGGCTACTGAACTACAAGAACAATACCCCGCTCGAGAAGGGCTTAAGAGACATGTGGAAGTGGGCACAGGTTCAACCTGATAGACCAAGGCAGTCTTGGGACGAGTATGAAGTCGAAGAAAAAATATACGACTTCTGGAAGAATAAATAAAGATGGGGTACAAATACCTAAGCGGCAATGCGTTTAAGAATATTTGCAAGTATTCTAGCGGACATTATTCATCCGCCAGAGAACCCCACTTTGACTTTAAGGTTAGAAAGGACCTAGAGAACAATTATGTCTTCATTAAGACTGAGTACATCGCTACTTTTTTTGAGTATATACATTTAGATTTTCCATTTAAAATAATTACACACAACTCCGACGAGGCGATTGACCATAGATTTTTGAAATATCTAGACAACCCCTTGGTAGAAGAATGGTACGGACAAAACATAAGCGCCGACCACCCCAAGCTTCGATCCATACCCATAGGTCTAGCTAACCCTAAATGGGCTCACGGCAACGAAAGAACAATGGACCTAGCCATAGACGCGGAGCACTGGAAAAACAAAAAAAGATTTGTATATGTCAATTTCGATATAGGAACAAATCCACCCGAGAGGCAAAAATGCCTACAGGAAACCGGACTACAAATGGCAGGAAGGGAGAGCTTCCCGAGCTACCTGAGAGACATGGGGGAAAGCTTCTTCGCTCTATCTCCAAACGGCAACGGCATAGACTGTCATAAGCACTGGGAGTGTTTCTACATGAGGACTATTCCAATCGTAACCCGTAGTTTAAACTTAAAATATTACAGAGACTATCCGTTCCTTATAATAGACGACTGGAAAGACTTCAAGGATCTAGAACTAACCCCAGAACTATACAAAAAAATATGGAATAACTTCAATGTAGACCATATACTACTAGACAATTATCTATTAAAAATCGGATTACAAAATGAACAAGCAACTTTTTCTGGACTTTTTAGGTGACAAGCTCTTATGTAGAATAAAGCCCTCAAAAATAGAGGGAGTGGGGGTGTTTGCTATAAAGGATATCCCCAAGGAAACCAAGCTTTTCGAGGCTTACTTTTCTAGCGCTTATGAGGTATTTGTGCCGTGGGAAAGGTGGTACTCTTACCCAAAGGAAGAGATCGAGGACCTAGATGAAGGAGTCAAAAAATTAGTCTATGATTTTTGCGAGGAAACGGAAGGGAGCGTGGCTGTTTGCTCAAACATGCCTAGAGACATAGAAGGGGGCTGTATTTATTTATTAAATCACTCAGAGGAACCAAACGTGAAGTTTTTATATCCAGAAGGAGCATACGTCACTGTTAAAAAAATTGAAAAAGGAGAGGAGCTATGCTTCAATTATAGTGAAGATTTTAAAAAAGCTAAAGAAGAAATAAGCGAATGGACAGAATGATATGGCTTACCTTAATACTCCAGTACCAGTAATAACCGCCTACGTTAGGGGAAATTTCTTGAGGAACCAAGAAGACTCTTTTGAAAAGAAGTACCCAGCGTTAATATTTGGGGTATCAAGCATTCCGGGCTACGCGCCGCTGTTTCATTTCGTAAACGAAGACGGAGGTTTATGGTGGCGCATGCCGATACATGCCTTCTGTTGGAAAGAGGAATCAGAAGAGCAAGAGCTAGACGAGCTAGTGCTGTGGGATAGCTATAGCTATCACGTAAGCGTAACTCAATTCCCTTGGCTTAAAAATAAAAAAATGTCATTCACCAGCAGAAGAAAAAATAAATACACCGGCAGGTACCTATTCACGCTTGACTGGGCAGAAGCAGACGAACAATATACGAACTCATCCATATCAGAAGACCCCGGACACCATAAGTGTGGGCACGTCATAGAGCTAGACAACGGTAACTACGCAATACAGCCGAACAACAGAGTAATCGTTCACGAGCCCGCATTCTCAGTTAAGCAAGGAGAACAAATTCTAGACAGAAAGTTTAATACGCACATATGGACTGCAGAAGGCAGCGAGAAGTGGGTGACAGAAGACACAGACTCTAGCCACTCCTACGAGTTTAAGCCAAACAAGCCCAAAGGGATTGGACCAAAATCTAAATGAAATTTTTCTATTCTCATATCTTTGGAGATTTTGCAGATCATCACGACTTATACTATAGCCTGAGCTACGCAGAGATAGAGCACGGAGAGGAGAATGAAGCTCTAGAGTCCGGATTCATACCCGTTTTTGATTCAATAGAGCTATCTAAATACTGGAGCGACCACAAGAACATATGGTTCCAAGGCAGGCAGACGAGGATTAATTTAGAGAAATTTCAATGGAGGAAGTCTGTTAGAAAAAAGTCTAAAAGCAAAAACAAGGTGACCTATTACAGTAAAAGAGTGCAAGATGTAACGAGCGCAGAAGAAGAGAGGATGGGAGAGATATGCAAAGCCTACATCAAACACAAGTTCAGCAGGGAGCTTTCGGAAAAGGACGAAGAATATTTCTATGACTACGTATTTAAAAGAGCAAGTAATAGAGAGATAATTTTTTATCTAAGGAGTAACGAAATCGTAGCGTTTAGCTGCCACCACATTTACGATAAAGCCAAGGTAATTAGCCAATTTTGCTGGGACTATGCTGAGCCGAGGCTGGGGCTAGGGATCTACTCCCTCCATGTTGAAATTGAAAACGCCAAAGAAAATAATAATTACGTATACATGGGTCTAAGCTACGGAGACTGCTCGCTCTACAAGAAAGATATATGCGGCTTTGAATTTTGGACGGGCAGAGAATGGACAGACGACACGGCTCTTTATGAAAAAATGGTGACCCAAGAGACAGGACTGAAGACGCTCAAGGATCTAGAAAGGCTTCAAGACGCTCACTTTGAAAACCTAGAAACGATAAAAAACTAAATGAGTAGCAAAATCAAACTGAAGTTCACGTGCTTTTGGTCAAGCCCAGAAGCCACCAACAAAAGGATGATCCACAACTGGGGAGTACCCCCAGAATGTTTTGAGCTTACCGCAGGCGACGACTTCGATTATCTAGTAACACTATGTCACGGAGAAGAGATGCTAACCACGGCAAAAGAAAAAAATATTTTAGTAGGAATGGAAGCAAGCTGGAGCCTCAACTCAAGGGGAAGCCTAGCGACCATGTGCAAATTAGTGGTTACCCCAGATGAAACCGTTAAGGGAAGCAACGTAGTACACAGACACCCATTCATGTTTAACGAAGACTCCAGAAATGACCAGCAGTCGCACTTTGTAAATGGACCGAGTCCCACGGAGTACTTAAGCAACATAGATTTTCACCCAAAAGTAGACAACAAATTCTACAAGAAGAAATTGTCTTTTTTTGTAGCGAATCATTACGCGCTAGCCGGAGCCCCGCAGCACCCAGACTCTAACTACCTCATAAAAGAAAAACTACTTAAAAAAATATTAGAGTCAGACCTGAACTGTGACATCTACGGCAGGGGATGGGACATACAGGACTCTAGATACAAAGGAGCGCCAGCGCTAAAGGTGGACGGTCTAAGAGACTATAAATACAGCATAGCAATAGACAACGCTCGCGAAAAATACTATCTATCTGAGAAATTATTTGATTGCTTTTTAAACAACTGCGTTCCAATTTACTATGGTTGTAGCACGGCTCATGAAGCTTATGACTCTAGATCTTTTGCGATTTTTTTCCCAGAAAGAGAGGACGTCATAGGAGAACTAGAAAAGCATATTAGCTTTCCCGCAGAGCCGTACCACAAGTATGTATTAGAATCGAAAAGGAAATACTACACAGAACATAATTTATTTATTTTTTTAATGGAAAAATTGACATGAAATTAAACGTAGAAAAAGTTTTCGTCGCACACTATACGCCGCTTAAGCCAAGGAAGGAATTTTTAACTCAGTATTTTGAGCGCAACGGAATAGATATCGTTCAGTGGGTCGAGACCGAGACGTACCCCGATAATTTTTGGAGAACTAATGCGGAAAAATGGACAGAAAAAATAAGCTACGCATACCCGAAAGTGCACGACACAGCGAGAAGGCTATCCCCCCAAGAAAGATCAGTAGCACTTAAGCACTATACTATTTTTCAAGAGATCTTAAAGGAAGACGGTGAGAACTTTTTAGTATTAGAAGACGACGTCTTTTTCGCTACAGAATTCGCAGAGCTATTTAACACGAACCTAAAAGAGACCCCCAAAGACTGGGATACAATAATGATCGGAACCGGAGCAAACCTGCGCATACCGATCAAGGAGCAAGGCAAGGTCGCCCACCTAAAAGACCACCCAGCCACAAAGTGCCTAGATTCTTACATAATTAAAAAGAGTGTCGTAAAAAAGATAATGGAGATGGAAGACCTTTTACCCATAGACTTGCCTATTGACTTTGAGTTAGCCTATGTATTTAAAAAACTAGATATAAAAACCTACTGGTGGGAGCCGGGGATAACAATTCAAGGCAGCCAAAACGGCTTTTATAAATCAGCAATTCCTCACTAAGATGAAAGTAGCATTCCACACTAACGAAATTAACGTAAGGGGCACTGAGCTTGCAACCTACAGATACGCCCACTACAACGAGACGATGCTAGACAACGAGTCTATATACATTGCTGGACCCACCACCTCAAGATTCGAGCACCCGCTCGCTGCTGAGAAGTTTGAAAAGCGCTTTAAAGTATTTCGATATGACAAATGGGAAGAGGTCCAAGACATATTAGATCAAGAAAAGGTCGATGTTCTATACATGCAAAAAGGCGGAGAGTTTGACGGCAAGGTCTCAGAGAAGACGAAAACCTGCGTGCACGCAGTCTTTCAAAACCACGAGCCCCACGGAGATGTATATGCGTATATTTCCGAATGGCTTAGCCTAAAAGTCACCGAGGGAAAAGAAAAGTTTGTGCCCTACATAGTCGAAGTACCAGACGTCGAAACAGACCTAAGAGAGAAGTTGGAAATCCCAGAGAACGCAACCGTTTTTGGGAGGACAGGCGGACCAGACCAGTTCGATGTCCCCTTCGTTCATGAGGCTATCAAGAAAGTTTTAGACGAAAGAGAAGATGTCTATTTTATTTTTCTAAACACCAACAACTTCCTAGAGCATGAACGTGTCAAATATCTGCCGGCAACAGCCGATGAGGTTTACAAAACCGAATTCATAAACACTTGCGACGCGATGATTCACGCGAGATTTATGGGCGAGTCTTTTGGAATGGCGATTGCAGAATTCTCTCTAAAAAATAAGCCCGTAATAACTGGGTGGGGAGGAAACGACCAAGCACACTTACATATGCTCAAAGAGAAAGGGATCTACTATAACAGCTATGAATCTATTCTAGAGATTTTAAGATCAATGAAGAAGGGAGACTTCGAAGACGGGGACTGGAACGCCTATGATGGGTTCCGCGCGGAAATAGTTATGAAGCAATTCGAAAATGTTTTCCTTGATGGTTATAGAACCGCGTGGAGGATGTCGCACTAAGTAATGAAAACGTGCTTGATAAAGCAGCCCCAAGGAATAGGGGACATATTTTTTACTCAAAAAATAGCTTACCACTTTCGCCACCTTGGATACAGGGTAATCTGGCCGGTGGTTCCAGTATACAAAAGTATAAAAGAATACATGACCAACTTCGAATACCCCTGTATCGAGGATGACTTTGAGCATAAAGACCTTTACGAATCCTGCGGTAAAGATAAAATATTTCGATGGAAAGAAGGCTCACCAGATGAGATCATAGTGGTTCCCACAAATCATCTGTCAACGCCAGAAGAGATCCCGGTTATGTTCAGGAAGTTCGCCTTAGTTGGTTTAGATTATTCTGACTGGGCGGATTGGTTTAATTTTAAAAGAAACACAGAGAAGGAAAACAGGCTTTACTACGACGTACTGGGTCTAAAGGATAATGAAGAATACATATTTGTAAACCGAAACATAGGAACGCCGCCTCATGACTTCAGCCGGTGGGATGTGCCTGTCGATTCGAAAATAGGAAAACAAATAGATAGCTCATTTGAAAATGGGTTCACGCTATTTGATTGGTGCAAGGTCCTAGAAAACGCTAGCGAATTCCACGTCTTAGAGACGTCAATAACCTACTTGATAGAAAAAATAAACACGAAAGCCTCAGTATACAACATGTTTAGCCGTAACCTTCATAACGACTTCTCTGAGTATAAAGAGATCTATAAGAACAAAAGCTGGAACTGGCGCAAGTTCAATCATCGCAGGATAATATAACATGGAAGACGGCGAAAAAATGGTATGGTGCTGCGGCAATTACAGGAGCGGGTCTACCCTAATCTATAGAATAATCAAAAGCCTCCTCAAAGAGGCTGGATACAATTCAATTTACAGCACAATGAAAGTCCACCAAGATTGGATGGAAAAATTTAACGAAAGAGACCTCTCCGTATACAGCTATCGAGACATGAGGGACGTAATGGCTTCTTTTTTCTACAGAGATAAAGTAAACTTTGAAACCTTTCGAGATCACACAGGCGCAGGGAGAAACGTTGTAGAATTTATCAAGTGGATGATAGACTATGACGACTTCATCAAGAGCTACGAGCGCGAGAATCCAAGCAAGGTAATCATATTTAAATATGAAGAAGACATCATAAACAAAAACTTTAATTTAGTAGAGTCCATACGTGATTTTTTATTAATCTTAGATGATAGACACAGTCAGGGGATAGCAGAGAAGCTCTCGTTTGAGAACTCCAAGAGGATAAGCGACAGTCTAACTCAACACGATCAATCCACTCAGCTTCACCCAAACCACCTGAAAGACGGGAAGCCAAACAAATACAAGGAAGCCTTCACAGAAGATCAGTTAAAAAAGATAAATCAAGACGATAAAATTTCCGACTGGCTGAAAAGAAACGGATACGAAATATGAAAAAGTTTTGCGTATTAGAGCAGGGCAAGTATGTTAACCACCGAATTACTGTGGAAAAAAGAGACCTGTATGACAGCAGCGTTTCTGGTTATTACCGTTTTAATTGGTACACAGACGAAGACCCGCTTGCGGACATAACCAAAAAGGATGCCGGAGAAAAGACCCTAAGGTGGGCGGAGGGAAGAAACTTTCTCTTCGAGAACGTAAATAAAGACTATGAATATTTTATATTTATGGACGAAGACGTTAAGGTAAAGACTTACCCAGAAAAAAAACATGACAAAGAAAAAATTTTAAGCAGGATCTATGACTTTTTAGAGGAATGGAATCCAATTGCGGCAGTCGCGCACACAGTGAATGTATGGGGCTCAAACGGAGGAGAGGAGCTTTCGGAAGGAATGGTCAAAGAGGGAGAGCCTAAGTGCGTCAAAAAACACGACGCGTGCATGAGTGTGCTGAGAAAAAGCTTCGCCGAAAGAGTGTTCCCAATAAAGCACGACGGATCAGACCTGTGCTCAGCTTACCAGCAGTGGCTTGCGGCGACATATTACCCCAGCAAGTTCATGTTTATACCTGAGGTTTTCAGCATAAACGCAATAGAAGAACAACACCACCACGTAGATGACAGGGGCGACGAGTGGAGGTTAAGGGTTATCAATGGGTTTGCTGACGAACTGATAGACCCGAGTAAGTGGTTATCTAATTTCACGAAAGACGGGTACTGGAAAGACCAAGAGGTACTGAGCGGCCATGAGCCGAGCAAAGAAATTGTAGAGGCTACGGATGAAAAATTTTCCCAGATTTTTAAATAGGCAAACGACACACCCCAGTGATATGGACAACCTGAAAGACACAATCGAAACCCTTAAACAGACGACGGGCACGCCCAAGTGCACCGGGTGGATGTATGACGAGCAAGGGCTATTAATCTACTCATTAATAAAATATATTAAGCCAGAAATCGTCATACAAACGGGTCACCTCTGGGGCAAGTCCGCGTGCTTTATACTGGAAGCGCTAAACGACGGGCTATTAAACACGCGCCACCTTGAAGAATCGCAAGAGTCTGACAAAAATTACACAGGCTTTGTTGACAGTCATAAACCAGACGCGCAAGAAGAAGCGAAGTTAATTAGCATAGATCCGTTTAGAAGCCCAGAGAGACATACGCCTCCTAGATGGGAAAAAGGAATAGAATACTTAAAAGAAAAATATGGAAACAGTTTTGAATTTTACCACGAAACAAGCGATCAGTTTTTCGCGGACAACAGAGAGAAATACGCAGGCAAGCATGTCCTAGCCGTGGTTGATGGAGACCATAGTCCCGAAGGCTTACTCAGGGACCTAGAAAACCTAGACGTGATGCAGTGCAAATATATTATCGTTGATGATGTATTATTTCTACCTCACCTAGGGAAAGTGTGCAAAGATTTTGCGAGTCGAAAAAGCTTTGAATATGCCCCAATCAATCTGTATAACGGGTTCGGACTGCTAACCAAAATCTAACCTTGCGACTTTAGTAAATTTAATTTAATATAAATAACTATGGAAAAATATTCCTATAACACGAACAAGTATCCGTTCAGAAAGATTACCGAAGAATATCTAAAAATTTCTAATTTAGAAAATCTACACGGAGACCACGAGTTCGAGGGAGTTCTCACCTCATCAAAGGGAGAGCATTCCGACCAGAAACAAGAGCTCCATAGGAAATTCTACGACAGGATGGATCAGGATAACTTACTAAAAGAAAGATACGACCACTTCATTAAAGAGATCATCGCTCCGATTTTTGACGAGGAGATATATTTTCAAAAATATCCCACCTTCAGGATTCACCAGCCAGACAACATAGCAGTCTTCGAGTTTCACAAGGATAAAACGTACAACCACCCCGAGGGAGAGGTAAACATATACCTGCCAATAACAAAAGCTTATGACTCAAACACAATATGGGTAGAGAGCGAAGAAGACAAAGGCGACCACTCCCCCATGAATGCTGACTACGGAGAAGTCTACGTTTGGGACGGCAACAACTTAGAGCACGGGAATAAGCTAAACGAAACCGGAGAGACTAGACTTAGCTTTGACCTTAGGGTAATTACTAAGTCAAATTACAAAAATCGCAAAGAAAAAGGGAGCAGCGTCACAAGCGATACCAAATTTATTCTCGGAGAATACTATGATAGAATACCAGCCTTCATGAAGCATAGATGAAAGCAAATATAATAGGGTGCGGGCTAGCCGGGGTGACCTCAGCGATAACCTTAAGAGAAAAAGGTTATGATGTAGAAATTTTTGAGTCCCGCAATCACATCGGCGGAAACTGTTACGACGAAAAAATTAACGGCGTCACCGTTCATAAATATGGACCGCACGGATTCCACACAAACAACGATCAAGTCTGGGATTTTCTAAATAGATATACTAAATTCAATAAGGTTTGCCTGAGGGTAAAAGCGAACACCAAAGAGGGCATAATACCCATACCGTTCAACAGGGAATCCGAAAAAATAATAGGAAAGAAGACTCCCGAAGAAATAATAGATCTGATTTTCAAAGACTATAGCGAAAAAATGTGGGGAGTTCCTTGGGAGAAGTTGCCGACAAGCATCACGTCCAGAGTGCCGAAGCTAAGAGACGATTTCAGTGCGTGTTTTCACACGGACAAGCACCAAGGCGTGCCGGAGAAAGGATACACTCATATGTTCCAAAACATGCTTAATGGAATTAAGGTAAACCTTGGCTGCGACACGAGCGAGTGGAGAAGGCGCGACTGCGACCTATTAATCTACACGGGCAAGATAGATGAGTATTTTAACTACTGCTACGGGTGGCTAGAGTATCGCTCGCTATTAATACAATTAGAAACCGCGCCCAAAAGGAAAGACATTTTTCAGCTAAACGAATGCAACAAAAAAGACTCGACAAGAAGCGTGGACCACTCTCACTGGCACGAACAAGACGTCGAAGAAACCGTGATATCGAGAGAGTACCCACAAGAACACGACGAATCAAACACTCCCTTTTACCCAAAGCCTTTCGGAGACAACGTCTCCAGATATAAAAAATACAAAGAGCTTGCCAATCGAGAAAAACATACGATTTTTATCGGAAGGTTAGCGACCTATAAATACCTAGACATGGATGACGTGATAGCACAAGCCCTAACTAAACTTAAAAAAACATGACAAAAGATTCTACCATTTTTATCGCAGGAGCTAGGGGAATGGTTGGCTCAGCCATAGCAAGGGCTCTAAAAAAAGCTGGGCACAAAAATCTACTCACACCCAACAGGGAAGAGCTTGACCTAACGAGACAGCTAGACGTCGAAGACTTTTTTAAATCTAACAACATAGAGACAGTAATAGACTGCGCGGCAAAGGTCGGAGGAATACATTCCAACAATCTGTACAGAGCAGACTTTATATACAGCAATCTACAGATACAAAATAATGTAATCCATTCCGCCTATCAACATGGTGTAAAAAAATTGTTATTTTTAGGCAGTTCTTGCATATACCCTAAGTTTACTGATCAGCCAATTAAGGAGGAGTACCTGCTAAGAGCTCCCCTAGAATATACAAATGAGCCCTACTCCATAGCAAAGATTGCAGGCATTAAGATGTGCGAGTCATACTTCAAACAATATGGTTGTAATTTTTTATCCCTTATGCCGTGCAATCAATATGGTCCGAACGACAATTTCCACCCTGAAAACTCCCATGTACTACCCGCGCTCTTAAGAAAGTTCCATGAGGCTTATGTATACAATTATAAAACCGTAAAGATATGGGGAACAGGCAGGGCGAAAAGAGAATTCCTACACGTAGACGACTTAGCCTCTGCTTGCCTAACGGTATTAGATAAAGTAGAAGCGGAAGAGATGTACGGAGAAGGAATATCCCATTTCAATGCGGGCTATGGAGAAGATATTTCTATAGCCGAACTAGCGGAGAGCATAAAAGAGACCACGAAATACAGCGGAGACATCGAATTTGAAATAGACAAGCCAGAAGGAACGCTTAGAAAAGTTATGGACATCTCTAGACTTAAAAAATATGGATGGGAGCCACAAATCCCCCTAAAAGAAGGCTTATCTTCAACCTATGAGTGGTTTAAGAACGCTAAGGAGGTGAGAAGCGTATGATAAATTCTAAAACCGTATTGGTAACAGGGGTGACAGGTCAAGACGGAGCAAACATGTGCGAGTTTCTTCTAAGAATGCCGGGGTACAAGGTCTACGGCATGGTCAGAAGGTCTTCAAATCCTAACTTTAGCAACTGCAAAGCCTTCATAAACCACAACAAGTTTCAGTTGGTGCACGGAGACCTAACAGACCCAACTAGCCTAGACAATTTAGTCAGAGAAATCCAACCTGACTTCTTTATTAATTTCGCCGCGAACTCTTTCGTCGGATGCTCTTGGAACATGCCGCATCAAGTCTTCAACACCAACGCCTTGGGAGTAATAAACTGCTTGGAGGCGATTAGAAAGTTTAAGCCGCAATGTAGATTTTATAGCGCAGGTAGCAGCGAAGAATTCGGAGACGTAGACTATTTCCCGCAAGACATGAAGCACCCCATCAAACCCCGAAGCCCATATGGGGCAGCCAAAGCAGCAGCAAGGCACATAGTAAAAGTTTACAGAGAGTCCTATGGCATGTACGCCGTACACGGCATACTGTTCAATCATGAAGGAACCAAAAGGGGAGAAGAGTTTGTAACGAGAAAAATAACGAAAGGAGTAGCAAGGATTTACTGGGCTATAAAAAACAAAAAAGATTTTGAATCTATTAAGCTAGGAAACCTAAACGCCAAAAGAGACTGGAGCGATTCAGAGGATTTCGTAGAGGGAATCTGGTTAATGATGAACCGAAACAAGCCGAAAGATTTTTTGTTAGCCAGTGGAAAGACTCACACGATTGCAGACTTTGTTAATGCCGCGTTTATGTGCGCCAAGATAGAGGGAACGTGGCAAGAGCTCGGAGAAGGTGTGCTTGGAGAATACGTGCCCCTACCCAAATCCGCAAAACTTATCCACAAAGACAGCGGGAAACCGCTTGTCGAAATTGATGCCAAGTTTTTTAGACCAGCAGAAATTAATTTATTACTAGGCGACCCAACGGAGGCAGTCTCAGAGCTAGGCTGGAGACCTAAAATTTCGTTTGACAAATTAGTTAAAAAAATGGTAGCATGGGATATCAATGAAGGGGAAGAAAAAACAGGTTCAACCTAAGAGATTGATTTTTGACAAAAAGGGCAAGCCGCCCGTAGTTAAAAACAAATATCAATTAATGGTTTGGCAACTTTTAAAAATACCCGACGATTTATCAAGAAACGAATGGATGAGGGAAGTAAAAATAGGGAAGGATTTATTCGAAGAGTATCCCGACGAAAAGTTTTGGAGTCAACTAGATTTAGGTTTTTATTTAAATTCTTTAGCCTTTTTTAAAAGAAAAGAGGGCTCAGAAACCTTAAGAGAAGCGAGGTCAAAATACGTTGGCTTCCTAAATATAGACGTCCAGCCAAAAGAGAAAATTAAATTAGAGAAGAATAAGATAGGAAACGACACTGTAATACAGAAAAGGGGGAAAAACTTTAAAGATGTATTTGACTTCTTAAAAAATTATGGCCAAAAAACAAAATGAAGTGAAGGTCTGTCTTTGGACCCACGTACAAGATGAGTCTGCGATCATAGAGAAAATGCTCGAGAGTTGCGCGGATTATATCGACTATTGGGTGCTGGTTGATAACGGCTCCAAAGACAACACTAAGGAACTTATCCAAAACCTCTTTGATAAAAAGGGTATTCCCGGGAAACTCTACGATAGCGAGATCGGCTGGAAAGGGCACGGCATTAATAGACAGCATTCGTGGGACCTCCTGACTAAAACTGACCACGGGTGCGACTACATTTTAAGAGTAGATGCGGACGAGGGGATTCTCGTCGAAGACGACTTTGATTGGTCAATCATAAAGCAAAAAGAAGCTTGGCACATCACAATGAAGTCGGACAACCACTGCATAGCTAGAATGTGGATGTGGAAGTGGGGTCTCCCGTGGTTTTGGGCTGAAGACGTTGCCCATGAAACCATACATCTAAAGAAGCACCTTGACGCGGGAAAAGAAGAGACAAGAAGCCCAGACGTAGGAATGATGCCGCAGGACTTTGTGCACATACCTATGGGGGGAGGCAAAAGCTACGAAAACCCAATCAAATATATACAAGACGTTCTGAGGTTAGAAAATCAGATTTTTGAAAGACTACGCGACGGAAGCACGCTGGAAAAAGAAGCGTACCACCTTTATTATCTTTGTCAGTCTTTTAATTATGCGGGAATGGATTCAAATTCAGAATATCACTGTGACCTATTCCCGTATGGTCGCGAAAACGCCATAGAGTTTAACAAAAGGGGAATCTTTTACTGGACTAAGTACATGGAGAACTTCGGGGAAGACTGGTACGTCCTTAAAGAAAGGGGGTACCTTCACAAGTTCGCTGGAGACAAGCGGCTAGCGATTAAAGACTGGATTAAGTCTTACTCACTAAACCCCAAGAGATCCGAGTCCCTCTTCGAGGCTGTCCGGTCTCTTTTCGAAATCGGAGAGTATTCTATGGCAGCGAAGTTAGGGAAAAAATTATTAGACATCAAGTGCCCATACCCTGAAGACACTTACTTCGTTGAGTATAATAAATACCACGATACCGGCTGGTGGGTTGGAGACTTGGTAGCGAGAAGCCTCCATAAGATAGGAATGGAAACCGAAGATAAGGCTCCAGTTAAAATGGCAGATAAGATAATTGAACAGCTTTTAAAAAGGAAGGAGATAGAAGAGGAGACGAGGGAAATGTTTTCTGATTACAGGGGGTTTTTTAAGTCTTTCCTATTAAACGCAAACAAGGTCAGCGTTATCGCTTCTGAGCCGGAAAGGGAAAAGAAGGGCTCGACCGGTGTCTGAAGATAAATTTCAATTAGTTTTAGAGTTACTAAAACAACAAGCCGAGACTCTACAGTCAATAAAGTGGATGCTAGCTTCTATCGGAATAGCTATATTGTGGCAATGGATTCGTGGGGGAGATAAGAAATGAGACTAGACCACATTGCCTACAGAGTAAATAACAGATATAAAACCGCCACCTTCTTCAGAGAGGCTTTCGGCTACGCTCTCGGAACCGAATTCCGAATTGAATTTGATGACGGTAGCGGGGCTGACTGCCTAGCGTTAGAGCCACCAGAGACAAGGCATCCAGATACAGACAGCTGGTCCTATAAGGCGTTGATGGGAACACATTTAGCGGGACCAGTAGACCCAGTATACAGCGTTCATTGCGAGTTTCATGCGCCTCCAGAAATTTTTGTGAGTGACGGGACAGAGGGCTCAATTGTCGGAGACTGGGTAAAAGAAAGGGGCAATGTAGGAGGAATACACCACATAGCCTACCAAGTAGAAGACGTGAAGACTGTTATGGACGAGTGGAAGAAAAAAAGGTATGCTGAATTTTACTCAGAGAAGCCAATCACTTGCGAAGACCCAAGCCTAACTCAGGTTTTCACAAAGCCCTCTGAGCTAACGGGAGTAATATATGAATTTATTAATAGAGAAGGCGCGGGATTTTGTAAAGGCAGCGTTAAAGAGCTCATGGAAAGCACTAAAGGATAATAATGATATGAGAGACTTTGAAGGGAGAAATTACATAAACGGAGAATGGAGAGCTACTTCAGAAATGTACACTAAGATTAATCCTGCAACAGGAAAAGCTCAAGGAGCGTACCCGAATAGCGGACCGAGCGAAGTGAGTAAAGCTGTTCTCTCAGCAAGGAAAGCTTTTAAAAAATGGAGGAAAGTCAGCAGGTTCGTGCGTTCAGACTACATGAACAAAGTAGCTCAACTGATCGAAGAAAGAAAAGAAAAGCTAGCTAAGGTGATCTCGTTGGAGACCGGAAAAAACTACAACGAATCTATCGCAGAGGTTAACGAAGCCCTGCACATGGCGCAATTTGCTTTTGGGTCTGGCCGCTATTCCCACGGGGAAGCGGTAGCCTCAGAGATAGAAGATAAAGATTCTTATATGCTTCGCAAGCCCAAAGGTGTAATAGCTATTGTAACGCCTTTTAATTTTCCGCTGGCAATTGGTATGTTTTGGAACGCAGCCCCAGCGCTAGTTGAAGGAAATACCATAGTAATTAAACCAAGTGAAGATGCTCCGATGTCAACTCAAATGGCTGTCCAAATTTATGCGGACGCTGGTATCCCACGCGGCGTCGTTAATTTGGTGCATGGCGACGGCGGTGCTGGCGATCTTTTGGTTCATGATGATGTCGATCATATTTGCTTTACTGGCAGTGCCGACGTCGGGCAACACATTCGTAAAGTGGCTGCAGAGTCTTGGCATAAAACTACCTCCTGTGAATTAGGGAGCAAGTCTGCCTGCATCATCTTTGACGACGTTGAATTTAAATTGGGCATGGAAGCAGCAGTGGCTAGCGCTTTTAAGTTGTCCGGACAACGCTGCGTTTCCTCTGGAAGAATGATTGTCCAAAGAACCATCTATGACCAGTTCGCCAAGGCGTTCGCAGAGGAAGCTTCCAAATTAAAAACAGGAAACCCACTCAGGTCTAATCTTGGCACCTCTGGTTGCCCCGACGGCATGGTTTGGGAAGAGCTTGTGCCGAATGAAGACATCTATTATGGTCCAATCATTAACGAACAAGGTTTTAATAAGATAAAAAAATATAACGACATGGTTTTGTCAGACCCAAAAGCGGAAGTCCTATTGGAGCCAGAATATGAGACAGTAAACGATAAAGCTTTTTATTGCACTCCAACAGTCTACAAGTCTGAATGGAGAGGGCATGAAGCGCCCTACCTAAGAGAAGAAGTGTTTGGTCCTCACGTGGCCATCATACCCTTTGACACAATCGAAGACGCAATAAGAATATACAACGACACAGAGTATGGTCTCTCTGTTGGAGTGTTGACTAATGACTTTAGGAAAGCCCGCATAATGAGGGACGAATGTGATGCCGGAATGATTTACTGGAACGGTGGCTCTATCGCGGCGGAATCTCACCTTGCTTTCGGGGGGGTGAAAAAATCCGGTAATGGCTTCCCAAGCGCAGCCAGAACATTCAGGGCAGTCACCCATGAAATAAGTTGGACAGTTAACCACGCAGACAAATTAACTTTTCCCCAAGGAATGAAATGAGTTGGAAAGATTTAGCCCCAGACATATGCAGGCAGAGAATGGTTGTAGAAGGAACTTTGCACAACTCCTTCTCGCCCGAAGAAATGAAAACATTCTGTTGCGAAATATCAACAGTATTAGACATGACGCCTGTTTCCAAGCCTCAAATAGACCACGCAGAAGAATACGGATGGTGTTGCTTTATGCACTGGAAAGAGAGCGGCATGCACATCTACGGTTGGGACAACAGAGATCCAAAGTTTTTTTCAATTGATATTTATACATGTAAAAAATTTAAATGCTCGGAGGTAATTGGATATACCACAGAGTTCTTTGGAGACAACCTAGTTGAGCTAACTTGGAGGGAATAAAATGAAAGCAGTAATTTATGGAGTAGGCAGAATGGGTCAAGTAATTGGCTATGCAATGGACAAGTTCGGCTATGACATTATGGGCGTCGATGTTCATCGTGACGGCATAGATAATCTCCGAGACCTAGTTGGCAAAGACATATCTTTTTCTTTAAACCCTGCGGAGTTTGACTCCGTATTGCATTATGAGCCAGACGTAATTATATCGTCACTGCCTTATCATAAAACTGAAGCGGTAGCGAAATGGTGCATCGACAACAACATGCGGTACTGCGACCTAGGCGGAAGAGTAGACGTTTCCGCGAGCATTAATGAGTGGGGTAGACAGCGGGCAACTAAACCAATTTTTACAGACCTTGGCTTGGCTCCCGGCTGGGTTAATATACTTGCGGAGCAAGGAAGCAAAGAAATACACAGGGAAGTAAAAGAAGTCGAAATGATGGTGGGGGGCATTCCCGGCATACCCTCTAATCCGCCCTTGAACTACGCAGTGACTTGGTCTACGGACGGATTAATAAACGAGTACATTGATGATTGTGAAGTCCTTTATCAAGGGGAAATTAAATCTGTGCCCGGAATGGATGGTCTAGAGACGGTCCATATAGATTTGATTGACGAAGACATGGAGGCATTTTTTACTAGCGGGGGCGCAAGCCACACTCTTGAAAGCATGAAAGCGCGTGGGGTAGAAAATTGTTTTTATAAAACTATTAGGTGGCCGGGTCACTGCGAGGCAATTAAATTTTTAATTAAAACGTGCGATCTTTCTGAGGAGTGCTTGATGGAAGTGTTCAAAAAAGGCTGCGCCGATAACGGTGGAGACATTGTGCTTATCAGAGCCTTGGTAAAGTCTGATGAGGTTAGCTGGAAAAAAGAAAAAATTATTCCATGCGATCCAGCGACAGGCTTTAGCGCGATGCAAAGATCAACAGCATTCCCCATTTCTTCTATTGCAAAAATCATGGCAGAGGGTTACTTTGATAATCGAGTAACTCAAAACCGTGTCGGAGAGACAAAACTGCCTATAGTTTTAAATTATTCCGATATACCTTTCGATGAGTTTAACAAGAACCTAGAGACACTAGGCATTTAATAAGGCATGAAGAAAAAACCAGCCAATGACGCTCCTTCCCCCTTGGAGCAAATACAGGCGTATTTAAATCAGAATAAGGGAGACCATTTTAACTTTGAAGAAGAGCGCACCTACACTGTGTCAAGCGGCTCCCTGCTTCTAGACATTGAAATGGGAGGAGGGATAGGTCCGGGTATTATACGAGCCTCAGGAATCACTGAAGGAGGTAAAACTTCCTGCGCTTTAGCTTTCGCTAAGAACTTTCAAAAAATGGACAACGCAATGGTTGTTTACGTGAAGTCTGAGGGCAGGCTTTCTAAAGACATGATAGCGCGGTCAGGAGTTAGCACTGAAGAGGAGAAATGGTTTGTCTATAAAAGCAATGTATACGAATCAGTAATTAGCTTAATGAGGGAGCTCGTAAAGAACAACCCCTCAAACACTAAATACATGTTCATTATCGACTCCATGGACTCTCTTGTGCCAAAAAACGACTTGGACAAACCGCCAGAAGAAGCTAACAAAGTCGCTGGAGGAGCTCTATTAAGTACTGATTTTTTGAGAAAGATGGCTCTTGGTCTCACGATCCGTGGACACATTTGTTACATGGTGTCGCAGGTAAGAAGTAAGGTTTCGATAAACCCCTACGAAAGGACAGACGCGAGAGTGACTAACGCTTCAGGAGGGAATGCCCTACTTCATTTTAGCGATTGGATTTTAGAGTTTCAACATCGACACCTAAAAGATGTAATTTCTACCGAAGCGAATGGTAAGGGCGACTTGCTGGGGCACTGGTGCAAGGTTGTATTCAGGAAAACCCCGAACGAAAAGACAGGGGCATTAGTTAGGTACCCAATACGCTACCATAGACTCGATGGCAAAAGCATTTGGGTGGAATACGAGGTGGTAGACATGCTCCTAGCCTTTGACATGGCAAAAAAGGCTGGTGCATGGGTAACGATTTCAGACGAACTAGTAGGAGAGGTAGAAAAAGAAACTAACCTCGAATTTAAAAAGCAACACCAAGGGATGGATAATTTAAGAAAATACTTTGAAGAAAACCCCATGATTGGTAAGTATTTGTTCAATAAATTTAGAGAAGTTCTTAAGAAATCTTGATAAAGAACATGATTCCCTATGAGGCTGTACAATATACACGGTAAACCCCAGAAGAGAAACGTATCCAAATTCGCCATTGATTGGGATAAGCCCTCTAGGTCTAAGATACAATATAAAGTAAAGCAATTTCTAAAGCCATTCTGGAAGGCGCAGATTATATATGAAGAGTTTCCGGTCTACGGCTCAAGGATGAAGGTAGACATCCTAAACGCAACGCGCAAAATAGCGATAGAAGTACAAGGCGCTCAGCACAACCATTTTAATAAATTTTTTCATAATAATTCAAGATTACAATATTTAAGAGCAATTAAAAGAGACCACGAAAAAGCAGAGTGGCTAGAGAAGAACGACTTCAAACTGGTTGAAATTTTTCAACACGAGATAGACAAAATATCAAAAGAATTCTTTGAAAAAAAGTTTGATATTATTTTATAAAGTTTATCCTTGACTGCTTTTCAAAGCTCAGATAAGATCAGGTAGAGATGTCAGACATTTATTCATTAGACAAAGAAAAGGTTGTATTAGCGGGAATCATAAAATTCCCCAAGGTTTACCACGAGAGTCAAAGATTCCTAGAAGAGGAAAGCTTTTTTCACCCCACTCACAAGAAGATATTTTCCACAATCAAGTACCAGTATAACGCGCAAAAACAACCCGACCCGCTGGTAATAATAGAACACTTAAAGGAAATTGGGATATACGACAAAGACAATATACCCATAGAAGCCTACGTCTCCGCCCTACCAGACAGCAGCATAACAGAAGACGGTACGAGAACGTTTCTAAAAGACTTAACATGGCTAAGATATAGGAGAGACGTCGAAGGCAAGGGGCAGGGCTTAGTAAAGCTAGCTAACAGTAACAGAGTTTCTGACGACGAGATTAGAAAAGAGGTCGATAGCATTAGCTCCGAAAAAATATCCTCTTCTTTCAACCACAAAGTAAAGCCTCAAAAAGTCCAAGAAGGTCTCAGGGAATGGGCGGAAGAATTAGGCAACAACCCGATAGACAGCATAGGACTACTCACTCCATACTCGAAATTCAACGCCTATACGGGGGGCTTAAGACCTGCTGAGATAACTTTATTTTCAGCGCGAGGAGGTAAAGGCAAAAGCACCCTAATCAATGAGTTCTGCTACGGCACGGGAAAAATAAACAAGTGTCCGGTTCTTATAATAGACACGGAAATGGCTTTTGATTCCATCCGTACCCGTTTTTTAGCAAGTAAATCTCAAGCTGGTTTCCACTATGTAGAAACCGGAAAATGGAGAAGAAGCGACGCGCTTATCACAAAAGTGAGAAACGCGCTAGACGTAATTGAAAACGACGACGTTGAATATTATCACATGTATATTGGCTCAGGCACTCCCGCGCTAGAGGTTCGGTCCATAGTACTGGAGTGGTACTATAACGAGGTCGGTCGAGGAAACCCATGCATACTTGGCTACGATTGGCTGAGTTCTGACTTCGGAGGAACGTGGGGCAACCAACAAGAGTACCAACACCTAGGAGAAAAAATATCTATACTTAAAGATATCGCCGTAGAGGTAGGCGCGCCCCTTATTACTTGCTGTCAATCAAATAGGGCTGGAGAATCTTATGGTAAAAAAGGAGGAGTAACAGACGACACGACTCAAATAGGCGGCTCAGACAGATTCCAGATGATAGCAGCTAACGTTGTCATATGGAGAATCAAGACTCTCGATGAAATCATAATGGATGAAGGAGTAAGCCGCGAACGGGCAACAGAAATGGAGGAACGTAGAGATTGGAATGATTTACGATGGGGCAGCCACAAGATGATTTTCCCGAAAATTCGACACCAAGGAGAAGGTTCATTTGGATATCACGATATGCTTCGGCGCACAGGCATTAACGGTCAATTAATAGTAGAGAACAACTACTTGTCATATGACGTCGCTAACTTCGGCTTGGTCGAGAAGGGTGATGGTAATGATATTATTCGCGCCCAACAAGAACAGTACGAAGTAGAAGACTTTAACCTAAATGACGGAGAAACGCTTTAACATAAAAGAGGCTCTATTTAACTTAGGGTACTCTAATATAAGCGACTACGGGGCATACTACCGGACTCGCCCAATATATAGAGATTCAGATAGCAACACTTCGTTATCCGTCAACAAGACGACGGGGAGGTATAGAGACTTTGGTAGGAATAAAGGCGGGTCCTTTGAGGAACTGGTTAAGCTCTCCTTAGACCTCTTAGACATAGACGAGGCTAAAGAGTGGATTGAAAAGACCCAAAAGCCTAGCTCCGAAAAAATAGAAAAACGGATTGAGCCCCTAAAATACATGAAAACTTATAGCGGAGAAAATTTATCAAGCCTGACGCCTGACCACTCTTATTGGATCGAAAGAGGAGTCTCGGAAGAGGTGGTCAAAGAGTTTCGCGGAGGCGTCGATAACGGAATAGAGGGAGGTAAGATGCAAGGGAGATATGTCTTCCCCATCTTTAACTCAAAAGAAAAAATAGTCGGATTCTCTGGACGCTTAATATCAAGCCCAACAGGGAAAAGCACGCCGAAGTGGAAGCATTTAGGGCAAAAAATTAACTGGGTCTATCCCGCGTTTCTAAGTAAAAGGACGTTGCAGAACGAAAAAAAAGTTATCCTAGTCGAGAGCATAGGGGACGCCCTTGCTCTTTATAATTGCGGAATACGAAATGCTATAGTAACTTTTGGGTTAGATATCGGGTTGGGCGTTCTTACCTATCTATTAAGGCTAAACTGTAAGGGGATTATAGTCTCATTAAATAATGACGCAGAGACAGGAGCGGGCAACAACGCCGCACACAAAATGTACGACACAATTACCAAGCACTTCGACAAAGACAGGGTCCATATTTGCTTACCAGACAAAAATGACTTTGGAGACATGGACAAGGAAGAAATATTAAGCTGGAGTCAGCAAATTAACTAATTATGTCAAACAAACCAAAAGAAAGGATGCTTTCCGCATCTCGCATAGGAACGCTTGAGAAATGCACTTGGTCATATTGGTGCGGATACCACCTAAAAGTGCCTCAGAACACCCATCCTGCGGCTTCTAGGGGCACCATATGCCACCTCGTGCTAGAGGTCTTACTCAAGAAGCGCCACAAAAAACATTTTAATTTACTGATTAAATCTGAGACTATTAAGTCGAGCCCAGCGGTAGATAGGCTCATAATAAAACACCTTAAAAAACGAGGGCTTTTCATCCCCGAACACTACGAAATGTGTGACGAGATGATTATCGTCGGACTTAAAGCAGACTTTTTTGGAAAAGAATTCGGAGGCAAGGTGGATGTTCCAGAGATGAAGATAGAACTAACAGGTAAAGGCGGATTAAAATATAAAGTAATAGGATTCATAGACAAGCCTCTAATAAACTCTAAGGAGAAAAAGGTTAAAATCGTAGACTATAAATCTAGCAAAAACAAATTTAAAGGAGAAGAACTCTCCGCCAACACTCAAGCCATCATCTACACGATGGCAGCAAAAGAGATATGGCCAAAGATGAAAAAGTTTGTTATGGAGTTTTTGTTTCTCCGCTACCCCAGAAAGCCCGCGCAACAAATTGAAGTAACTGATGATCAAATCAAAGGCTATAAATATTATTTAGAACATTTATATAAATTAATAAATAATTTTACAGAGAAAAAAGCGCGCGATAGTTATGCAAAAGATAAGCCCGGAACCAAATGGTTATGCGGGTGGCCGGGAACCTCTTGGGTTTGCCCGTATAGAGACCCGCTAAAATACTTCGTTCTATTAGATGAGGACGGAGAAGCGTTACAGGGCTCTTTCAAGAACGACCTTAACCCAAAGGAGAACCAAACTGTCGAAGAAAAATATTATAAGGGTTGCCCAGCTTACTATACTCAAAACCAGATAGAAGGAGAGAAGGGCAATGATTTCTGGTTCTAACTTTTGAGTTGACTAAATGTTAAAATTTTACTTTACTTGAGGTAGATGGTTATACCACTGTTTAAATCCCATTATAGCCTAGGAAAATCGATTCTTACGCTTGATAAGCCAGAAGACTCCCTAGAAGACGGTCCAGATTCTATAATCAAGCTCTGTAAAGACTCGGGCATAGAGGAGATGTTCTTGGTTGATGACAGTATGAGCGGCTTCTTGCAAGCGTTTATAAATAGCAAAGAGAATAACATCAAGCTCAACTTCGGGCTAAGGATAACAATATGCGAGAACATAGAAAACAAATCAGAAAGCTCGCTAGAGACGAACAGTAAACACATAATCTTCTGTAGAAACAGGAAGGGCTACGACAGGCTTATTAAGATATACACTCTAGCCGCAAAGGAGGGCTTCTACTACCACCCCAGAATAGACTTCGAGTCGCTAAAGAATTTTTGGGATGAAAAAGACTTACTGATGTGCGTCCCCTTTTACGACTCGTTCATTCATAATAATTTCTTAAAAGGCAAATCTTCCATGCCAGATTACTCTTACATAAATCCGACGTTCCTGATAGAAGATAACAAAATTCCGTTTGACTACTTGATAGAAAACAGAGTCAAAAATTACATTAAAGATAAATACGAAACGGCAAAAGTTAAAAGCATTTTTTACGCAAACAAAAAAGACTTTAAGGCTTATTTGACGTTTCGTTGCATTAATAACAGAAGCTCCTTAGACAGACCAAACCTAGACCACATGTGTAGTGACGAATTTAGCTTGGAAAGCTGGAAGGAGGCGCAAGTATGAAAAAATTGCTAAGGTACGACAAGGAGAAAGAGTTTGTCTTCATCGACTGTGAAACCTTTAACCTATGCCTCAACTCATGCCATAATTTGCCTTGGCAAATAGCCATGCTTAAAGTCAAAGGGGACAAGGTGATTGACTCAAAAGACTTTTACGTAAAATGGGATACCCATCTAAAAATTGGCAAAGAAGCTGCGAAAATAACTCGCTACAACCCCGCCAATATGGACAAAAAAGGACTCCCGCCAGAAGAAATCTTCCCGACGGTTCAAGACTGGCTAGATAATAGCGACTTCATAGTGGGGCACAATGTGTTAGGCTTTGATATTTACTTAATCAAGGGGCTTTATGAGTACATGGGCGAAGAATACTCTCATTTAACCAAAAAAGTCATAGATACAATGTGTTTGTCTCGAGGTCTAAAGCTAGAAATGTCACACGGACCCGATGAAGACCTAACTGAATATCAATACAGAATGATAGAGACGAGACGCAAGGGGGTAAGAACAAATCTCAAAGCGATGGGCAAATACTTTAACATCGAACATGAATACGACAATCTGCATAACGCATTAGTAGACCTAGAGTTAAACCTAAAAGTTTGGAATAAAATTAAATGGCAGACAGAAATATAATATGCCCTCATTAGACAACATATACGATTTAACAGAAAGGCTCTCCGAAGAGGGCATAGAATACGTAGTCATAACCGTTCAAAAGGGAAAGAAAGAGCACAGATGCGACGTCATGTTAGACTTGTCGTCTGACGACACCACGCTGGCTGCGTGCGCCGTTATCGAGCACCTTCACCAATCGTTAATGGGAGATATCGACATAGCTGGAGAAGAGTTTTCATTAGACATTGTCTCAGACTCAGAATTTCCTTCCGGGTTTGATTTCTCTCCAGAAGACGAAGACGAAGACGAAGACGAAAACGAGAGCGAGGAGGATGAGAATGACGAATACGAAAAATAAAAGTTCATTTCTAGAAAAATTTGAAGGCATTTCTATGCCGCTTCACGGTGTTCGATTGCCGTCTTTCGAAATCGATAAAAAATACAAAAGGAAGCTTGGCTTAAGTGAGGATATAGACAACGAAAACTTTTTGAAATCCCTTTGCGAGATAGGTATGCGTGAGATTAAAAAGGAAGGGAATGCAAAATATCAAGAAAGACTAGACCACGAACTCAAGACCATTAAAGAACTAGGGTTCGTAGACTACCTCCTTTTAGTGTGGGATGTAATTAATTTTTGCAAAGAAAACGACATACCCACTGGTCTGGGAAGGGGCTCAGCAGCAGGTAGCTTAATACTTTACTTGATTGGCGTCACCCGAATGGACCCAGTTAAATATGGTCTATATTTTGAGAGGTTTGTTTCGAAAATCCGAGCGAAGAAGAAGGTCGTAAACGGCGTTACCTACCTCGACGGCTCCCTCATGTGTGATGTTGACCTAGATATATGCTACTATAACCGCTCAAGAGTTTTAGAATATATAGATAAAAAATTCAAAGGAAGGACATCCAAGATATTGACTCTAAATACCTTAAGCACGAAGCTCTTGATTAAAGAATGCGGCAAAATCGTGGCAGACAAATCTGAATCAGACATGAACTCTGTATCATCCATGATTCCAAAAATATTCGGTCGAGTTAAAGACCTCGAATCTTCATACGAAGAAGTAGAAGACTTTAGAGACTGGTGCGACGAAAATAAAGAATGTTACAATATAGCCCTAAAGCTCAGGAACTTGGTTAAAAACAAGGGAGTCCACCCTTCTGCGGTCTGCATATCTTACAGCCCAATGGACGAATCTTGTCCGGTCGAATTAGATTCTAAAAAAGAGTCGGGGGTATCATCGTATGATATGAATTGGGTCTCGCTGTTCAATGTCAAGCTAGACGTGTTAGGTCTGCGCGCGGTATCAGTAGTAGATGATGTATGTAAAAATGTGGGAATCTCTACCTCCGACATTGATTTAGATGACGCCATTATTTATCAAAATTTATACGACCTGAAGAACCCACACGGCTTGTTTCAGATTGAAGCAGATACCAATTTCAGGGTCTGCCAAAAAGTTAAGCCCAAAGATTTGGAAGAACTTTCTGCTGTGCTAGCTCTTGCTAGACCGGGCGCGCTAGCCTTCGTAGACCAGTACGCAAGTTATACTAATGATAATATATACGAACCAATTCACCCATTTTTTGACGACATATTGAAAGAGACAGGCGGAGTAGCTCTATATCAAGAACAGTTAATGAAGATGGCAAATAAGGTAGGCTTTACCTTAGATGAAGCAGAAATTCTTCGTCGAATCGTGGGTAAGAAAAAGACTTCTGAGGTCCGAAAATGGAAGAAGAAAATTAAAGAGAAGATTGAAGAAAATAAAATCCAAAGTGAGGTCGGAGATATCCTTTGGGGTGTTCTCGAGGACAGCGCGTCTTACTCGTTCAACAAGAGTCACTCCTGTTGTTACGCAGCCTTAGCGGCGATAACCACATATCTCAAATTTAAATATCCTCAACAGTTCTTTTTGAGTTTGCTTAAAATGACTAGGCATGAACCAGAGCCGATTACTGAGATATCAAAAATACACAAGGAGATGGCGAGTTTCAATATACAACTACTACCCCCGCACCTTGTTAAATCTGAAATGGATTTTTCACTCGAAAATGAAAACATTCGGTTCGGATTGCTGTCAATCAAAGGCATATCTGACAAATCAATAGAGAAACTAAGCCACTTTAAAAATCAATACTCCACCAAGTTCCAAGTATTTGAGGCTGCAAAAGAAGCTGGCTTAGGTATCGGCGTTTTATGCGCCCTGATTCAGGCTGGCGCATTTGAAGGCTTCGCCCAGTCGAGAAGCAAGGTCGTTTACGAGGCTCAATTATGGAACCTGCTTACGATGCGCGAGAAAAGGCACGCCAACAAGTATGGAGAAAAATATGAATTCGACTTAGTGAAGCTAGTAAAAGACCTGCTTAAGCTATCGGACGAAAAGAACAAGCCGGTCATTAAAAAAAGCAGATTCGAGACGTTAAAGAAAAGGAGCGCGCCATATTTAAGAATATATACTTTAAATAAGAAGTCAGAGAACTTCGCTAATTGGTTTTACGAAAAGAACCTGCTTGGCTACACGTACGGCAAAACTTTAAAAGACATCTTCTCCACCAAGAGAGGCGGATTGATGCCCGTCAACGAGGTCGAAGAATTGCCTGTTCGCAGCAGGGTTTTAATGGTAGCAAGGATAGAAGACGACCCGCAACAAGGGAAATCCAGAGAAAAAGGCAATAAATACATGAGAATGATGGTCGGAGACGAAACGTCCTCGATTAAGACAATGATATTTAATAAGAAGCTAGAAGAGTGCATTAGAATTAACAACGGAACGCCAGAAAAGAAGCAGATAGTCGTGATAAAAGGGACGAAATTCGAAGATGTAGTCTTTGCTGACCTTATTTCTGTCCAAGACAACAAGGTATATACAAAATTATCTGAGATTAAGAATATAGAAGCTTGACTAAAACTTAAAACTTAAATATTATAAAGATATGCTACAGTTCTATAAACCAACCAAGACAGTTAAGGGCACAGCCTGCTCATTTTGGAGAAATTCTGACGATAATTCCTTTTGGGCTAGCATGATTAAACAAGACTCTTGGAACGACAAAACGAGAACAGGTTCTTTTTCCAAGAATAAAAATGACCCCCAGAAAAGAGTCATAGTTAAATTTAGCGCTACAGAAATTGCGGGATTCATAGACTCAATTGAAAGAAACGCAGAATACTCTGGCTACCACGGAAGCCAAAAGCAGGTGGTAAAATTTAAGTTTTGTCCTTACATAAAAGGGGAAGAAACGGTTGAGTTGGGAGACGTAGTGGTCGCTAATGAAAAAGCTACCTTAGCGGGAAAATTGACCAAAACGGAAAAGAAACAAATTGGATTCTCTCTTTCAATAAACAGGGAAGCAAAAGAGGACTCTACCGACAAGCAAAGCTATGTCATCGGGTTTAATTTTGCAGAAGCAAGACTATTAAAGTGCCACCTAGAAAGCTCCCTAAGAGACAGCTTTATAAGTAAGTCCAACAAGCAGTTTAAAGCCCCGCAAGAGAACAACGACGGCGCTTTGTCTAAAAAAGACGAAGACGATATAGACTTCTAGTGAAAAGAAAGAAAAAGATACTTTTCCAGAGCGACTTTTCTTTAATCAAAACGGGATTCGCTAGGAACGCAAAAGAGGTTCTATCTTATCTCTATAAGACAGGAAAGTACGAGATCGTACATTACTGTTGTGGAATAGAGGAGGACTCTCCCGACCTAAAAAGGACCCCTTGGAGATCGATAGGCTCGCTTCCGAAATCGAAAGAGAAGATGGAGGTGATCAGAAAGACCCCGGGGGGCGAAAAAATGGCCGCTTACGGAGCTTATTACATCGACGAAGTAATAGAGAGAGAAAGACCAGACGTCTACATCGCCGCGCAAGATATTTGGGGAGTAGACTTCGCCGTAAACAAGCACTGGTTCAACAAAATAAGCTCTGTAATTTGGACAACGCTAGACTCTTTGCCTCTGCTGCCTTCCGCAATACACATTGCACCAAAAATAAATAATTATTGGGTGTGGAGCTCTTTCGCGACTAAAGAGCTTAACAAATTAGGACATACTCACGTCAAAACGTTTCACGGCGCGCTTGATGACGAGGAGTTTTCTCCCTTAGCTAAAGAAGAAAAGCTTGAGCTTAGAAAGCAGAACGGAATTTCTCCCGAGTGTTACGTAATAGGGTTCGTATTTAGGAATCAATTAAGAAAGTCTGTTCCGAACCTGTTCCAAGGCTTTAGGAAATTTAGAGAAGAGAATCCTTACGTAAAAAACTGCAAGCTCTTGCTACACACTGATTTCAGGGAAGGCTGGGATATTAAGAGATTAGCGGACGAAATCAAAATAGACGGCAATGATATTTTAACTACCCACGTTTGCGGGAAATGCTTTAAGTATGAGATTAAACCCTACGATGGTCCAAACAAAGACTGCTCTCGTTGCGGCGCGGAGTCGATAGTTAACACTGCGGGTGTCGCCTTGGGCGTCACAGAAAAATATTTAAATGAAATATATAATTTAATGGACGTATATTGTCACCCATTTACCTCTGGAGGGCAAGAGATACCCATACAAGAAGCAAAATTTGCAGGAGTACCCACTCTAGTGACCAACTACAGCTGCGGAGAAGAAATGTGCTCAAAAGAAGCGCATTCACTCCCGCTTGACTGGAATGAATTCCGAGAATTTGGAACCAATTTTATAAAAGCCTCAACGTGCCCCAAGTCTATAGCGAAACAGTTGAAAAAAATATACTCAATGACTAGGGAGAAAAGGCAGGCTCTAGGCGAAAAGGGAAGAAAGTGGGCTCTTGAAAACTATTCCATTAAAAACCTTGGCAAAAAATTAGAAGAGTTCTTAGACCCCTTGCCTCTTATAGATAAAAATAAATTTCCTAAGTTACAAAAGAAAAATCCAAGCGCCGAAATACCAGAGGCAGAAGATGACAGAGAGTGGATTAAGCTGCTGTACAAGCTGATCTTAAAGGTAGAAGTAAGTGATGACGATGACGGAGTAAAACATTGGCTGGACGAAATCAAAAAGGAGAACGCAAGACCCGCAATTGAAAATTATTTTAGGCAAGTGGCCGCAAAAGAAAATTATAAGGAAGAAAAGAAGGACTTTCTCGGCTCGCTAGACGAAGAAGACAAGGGCGCAAGAATTTTATACGTTATGCCCGAATCAGAGAGGGAAGTATTTCTCTCAACCAGCTTATTTAGGTCTATTAAAGAACTGTATCCATCCCATAATCTATATGTCGCCATTAATGAGTCCTTGGAGGACATGCTTGCATTTAACCCCTACGTGCACAAGGTTTTGAGGTACGAAGGGGAGATGGAAGACTTTAAAAAGCTAGAAGAAGAAGAGTTTGAAATAGTTTTCACCCCCCACCACCTTAAGAACTACGCGCACAATAACAAAGACAAGACTTTCCATGATTTAAACTATTAAGACTCATGCACGCTCTAGAATCATATGCAGCAAGCTGCAATTTAAAGATAGATAAGCCTCACATCTCTGAGCTATTTTTTCCCGTCGCTGAAAAAAGGTATATCAGCTTGGATACATCTAATTTTAGCAATCCATACGTATATGACTACTGGCAAGAAGCGGTAAATATACTAAAGCCCTTTTTAGATAAAGAAAACATATCTATTATTCAAGTTGGTAAGGAAGACGATAAAACCATAGCCTCAGTCAACAGGAGCAACGGCAACGCTAACGACAATCAACTTGCGTACATCATAAGGCATTCCCTGCTGCACCTTAGCGGCGACGCGCTCTCTAACCAAATAGCCTCTTACTATAACAAAAAAATGGTCGTAGTCTTTTCGGAGGGGAACAATAAGCGATTTGAACCCTACTGGGGAGAGCAGGAAAATCAATTTTACCTTAACGGCGAGAAGAAAGAAAATCAAAAATCGATTAACTCAATTAAACCAGAGGAAATAGCCAAAAAGGTATGTAAATCGCTCGACATAGACTTCACGTATAACTACGAGACCTTATACATGGGGGCGAAGTTCGTGGATGGTCTAGAGTTTGTTGAAACAATACCTAATCAATGCGTTAACCTAGAGTCAATAGGAGTAAAGAACATCCTGTTCAGAATGGACTTACTTTTTAACGAGCGATACTTGGTGGAGCAACTACAGGAGGGGCGCTGTTCCGTTATCACTAGCAAGCCAATAAATATTAATATTATTAAAAATTTTAAAGAAAAAATTTCTGAGATGGTTTACTTCATGGAGAAAGACGATGACTCCTCGTTCTGCAGAGAGTGCCAAAATCTAGGCGTTAATGTCGTATTAGTGTCATATCTAGCGGGGGAGGAGTTAGATAAAGAAAAATTAAAGTTCATGGAGATAAATAGAATAATCGAACAGCCCCAAAACGACCCGTCAAACATAAAAGAGTTACAAGATTACAGCCCTGAAGAACTATTCTATAAGTCTAACAAGTATACGCTAAGCGAAGCAAAAATATACGCTTCTGAAGCTGGCTGGCACGAAAATAAAGACGTAAAGACGAAAAACGAAATATCGAAAGTGATAAACACCCCCGTTTTCTGGAGACAATTAGAAAATTTCTGCATTCTGAAAAAGAAATCTGCTTGACAATTTATTAAAATAAGACCATAATTGAGTTATGGCTAAGAAGAAAATTGAACGGACTGCCGATGGCTTAATCAAAGGCGTAAAATATATATTTACGGATGATGGGCTAATCGATTGGCGCAAGATGGTGAAAACCGAATACCTTGTCCCTAATCGCTCGCGCACAAAAGAAACAGATGTATCAAAACTTGAAGATAACCAATTGTTGGTTCTTCTTGGAGGCATTAAAGAACTCTCTCAGATTCGCGGCTACACAAGCCTTGAATACGACACGGTTTCCCCCTCCCCAGACTACGTCGTGGCCACATGCAAAATCGCTTGGACCCCCAATTACGAAACAGAGGGGCAAGCTGTAACGTTTTCTGCCATAGGGGACGCTTCACCAAGCAACACTAGCAGTTTCGCTAAGTTTTTCTTAGGACCGATTGCGGAGAATCGGGCTTTTGTCAGGTGCGTTAGAAACTTTCTTAAAATTAACATTGTGGGGCAAGAAGAGTTAGGCAACGCAAAACTCGCTGCGGGAGAACCTGAAGCAGAGAACCTAGCGGACCCTAAGACGCTTCTAGAAAAAATGATGAAAGAAAAGGGCGTGTCTTTTGACACGTTAAAAAGCAAGCTGATTAAAGAAAAGTATGAAAAGGCAGACAGCCTTGAGTCCTTGGCAGATATCCCCAAGATGAAAACATTTGAATTGATAGAGAGAATTAAAAATATGGGTAAATAACACTTCGAAAGAGAATAAACATGAAAAAACTAATATTAGCTGTGGTGCTACTAGTTAATTCCTCGAACCTTACTAAAGGAGAAGTCTTTAAATTTAAAGATGGAACAATAGTAAAAGGTAAAATTCTCTACCTAAAGGAAAGAGACACTTTTAACATTAACGCTAAGGGGCTACATATTATATCAGAAAAGGGAGGTCTTTATGTCCACCACTACCCTTACAGTCGTGGCGCGTCCGAAGAATATGTTCCTCGTCCCCCGATAGGTAGCGCGCTGAACCCAGCAGGCTTGCCGAACTGTGTCCCTACAAGGATTAATTTTATACAATTTAGTAAGCCAACGATTAGGAATATCCTTTGGGGGTATCAAGAGGAATTAAAGTATCACGCTAACAAATATTCTTCTGACGATTTATTTGATATGGGTAGGGCTGTCGCCGCTCTCCATAAAGCTTACTACTGGAAGCCGCGTAACAAATTCGAATTAAGAAGCCCTATCGATACTCGTGCATGGAATAACGAAATCAATACGAAGTTTAAGGCGCACCACGGCTTTTTCGTCTATGGGAAATATTTAAAGGGTCGTACAAATGTACACAGCCGTTCTCCTTGAGTAGCTGATATTTTGCTATTTTTAATTTCAAGAGATCTTTCTTGGACGCTCTGTCGTTGACGGAGCCTTTTCTTTTTATATACGTGTGAGTTAATAAGCCTTTTGCTTTTACTATTTTTAAATTTTTATTAATTCTTAAATGCCACGAAGTATATATGTCTGAATATGCGTTGAATTTTTCATCCCATATCTTTCCGGTTTGGGGAATCAGAGAATAGTGAAATGCTGTAGCCCACCACCCGAAACTCATATATAACCACGCATAATCTGTATCAACTAGCTTTCTGTTACCGTCGGGATATAGTATTTCATAGTCTCCAAACGCAAATTTTGAGCCTGTGTTTGCTAAAATTTCTACTAGATCTAGCCTTTCCTTACGCATTAAATCGTCGCTGTCCATCATGCAAATCGCTGGATATTCATGACCATTTTCTAGACACATTTTAAAAACTCTATTTTTTGCCGCAGCGCAGTTCTTTGCCTTGCTAAATTTTTTCATCTTCCAATGACGTGCAGAACTTTTTTCAGAAAAACGCTCAGCTATTTCGTAAGTTGAATCAGCGCTTCCATCATCTCCGAATAGCATGATCCATTTTTGACCTTGCATCACTTCTTCGATGCTCTGTAAGCATTCAGATAAATAATCTTCTGAATTGAACGCGGAGATTACGACTTGAACACCCTTATTTTTCCAAAGCATTGTCTATTTTTTCCAGCTGCTCCAGAAAGCGTTATTGTCTTTCATTTCGTCTTCTGAATATTCCATGAACCTTCTGCCCATTCTACCTTTTCTTATTCCAGATATTTTTATGTAAATCTCTTCGGGTACTGATCCTCCGAACTTGATCCTGACAGTGTTACCATCTATTTTGATTCCGCACGCGGACGGCTCACTAGTTGTATGGCTGATTGCTATAATAGAATTACTTTCGCAAGCATGATAAAATTCTTTGTCTATCGTTATAGTGAGATAATCTTTGCCTTCTGTTTTAATAGCTAGTATATCTTCAAATCTTGTTTCGGGCATTTCTACGCAAACTAATGCCACGTATTTTTCTCCATAAACACTGGGCACTATAGCCGCCTTATCTCCTTGGTCGCCTTGGGGTCCGCCAGACTTACCCGGTGCACCCACAAAGCCTTGCGCGCCTTGCGCTCCATCCGATTCGCCTTGATAACCCTGATAGCCTTGTGCTCCATCCGATTCGCCTTGATAACCCTGATAGCCAAGTGCGCCTTGTGCTCCATCCGATTCGCCTTGGAAGCCTTGTTTGCCTTGGTAACCTTGAATGCCCTGTATACCCTGTTTGCCTTGGTAACCTTGAATGCCCTGTATGCCCTGTTTGCCTTGGTAACCTTGAATGCCTTGTACGCCCTGTTTGCCTTGGTAACCTTGTATACCTTGTACGCCTTGAACGCCTTGAACGCCTTGAACGCCTTGAACGCCTTGCACACCTTGCGCGCCTGCTGCTCCTTGTGCTCCTTGTGCTCCATCCGATTCGCCTTGTGCTCCATCTTGCCCTGACGCGCCAAACCCACCTTGTGCGCCTTGCTCTCCGTCTGTCTCGCCTTGGTTACCTTGATTACCTTGAAAGCCTTGTTTACCTTGAATGCCCGGACCACCCCATCTGCCTTGATAACCCTGATAGCCTTGTGCTCCATCCGATTCGCCTTGATAACCCTGATAGCCTTGTGCTCCATCCGATTCGCCTTGGTAACCTTGTATACCTTGTACGCCTTGAACGCCTTGTTTGCCTTGGTAACCTTGAATGCCCTGTATACCCTGTTTGCCTTGATAACCTTGTGCGCCACCCCCGCCGCCGCTGCCATCCTTGCCCGGTACACCCTCAAGACCTTGGTAACCTTGCGCTCCATTGCCCACAAAGCCTTGCGCTCCTTGTGCTCCATCCGATTCGCCTTGATAACCCTGATCGCCTTGTGCTCCATCCGATTCGCCTTGGAAGCCTTGTTTGCCTTGGTAACCTTGAATGCCCTGTATACCCTGTTTGCCTTGGTAACCTTGAATGCCTTGGAAACCTTGTACACCTATATTGCCTTGAGACCCTTTGTGACCTTGGTTGCCGTTCGAGCCTTGGTTTCCTTGAACGCCCTGTATGCCCTGTTTGCCTTGGTAACCTTGAATGCCCTGTATGCCCTGTTTACCTTGGTAACCTTGAACGCCCTGTATGCCCTGTTTGCCTTGGTAACCTTGAACGCCCTGTATGCCCTGTTTGCCTTGGTAACCTTGTACGCCTTGAGCGCCTTGAATGCCTACATTACCTTGGGCTCCTATTACTCCTTGTTCTCCTCGTGCGCCTTGTGCTCCTTGATTACCCTGATAGCCTTGCGAGCCTTGAAATCCTTGGTAGCCTTGTTTACCGTCTGAGCCTTGGGATCCTTGTTTACCTTGATAGCCTTGGGCTCCTTGGGCTCCTTGTTTACCCGTCAAGCCTTGCGTACCTGTGCCAGTTGCTCCTTGGTCTCCTTGACCTCCTTGTAACCCTTGGCAACCTTGGGCTCCTTGATCGCCTTGGACTCCTTGGACTCCTTGAACTCCTTGAACTCCAACTCCTGCGTAACCTTGGCTACCCTGTTTGCCCCCCGTATCTCCTTGAGACCCTTGATCACCTAAGCCTTGTACTCCTTGATTACCTTGATCGCCTTGCGTGCCGCCCGTACCCGAACCACCTTGGGTTCCTTGATTTCCCGGGAGCCCTTGCGCTCCATCAAGACCCTGACAGCCTTGCACGCCTTGGTCACCCTGCTTACCTTGAACACCTTGAACGCCTTGATCTCCCGCACCAGTTAAGCCTTGAACCCCTTGCGCTCCATCTGCAGCCGTAGGTCCTTGTTCGCCTATCGCGCCTTGACCTCCTGTGCCAACTGCGCCTTGTCCGCCCTGTTTGCCTTGGTAACCTTGAACGCCCTGTATGCCCTGTTTGCCTTGGTAACCTTGAATGCCCTGTATGCCCTGTTTACCTTGGTAACCTTGAACGCCCTGTATGCCCTGTTTGCCTTGGTAACCTTGAACGCCCTGTATGCCCTGTTTGCCTTGGTAACCTTGAATGCCCTGTATGCCCTGTTTGCCTTGGTAACCTTGGTTGCCTTGGCCGCCTTGGTTGCCTATGGTTCCTTGAACACCTTGTTTACCGTCTGTGCCTGCCCCGCCTTGATTGCCTTGAAAACCTTGTTTGCCCTGAACACCGATGTCTCCTTGATCGCCTTGTACGCCTTGTACGCCTTGTACGCCTTGTACGCCTTGTACGCCTTGCACGCCTTGGGCTCCTATATTACCTTGGTCGCCTTGGTTACCTATGGTTCCTTGAACGCCTTGACCGCCTTGAACGCCTTGTTTGCCAGTTGAGCCTTGGTTGCCGTAACCAATTGAGCCTTGCACACCCGCTCCACCTTGTACGCCTTGTACGCCTTGAACACCCACGCCGCCTTGTCCACCTATTGAGCCCTGTCCACCTATTGAACCTTGACTGCCTGTAGTTCCTTTTAATCCTTGGTCACCTTGACCGCCTAAAGCCCCTTGGTCACCTTGACCGCCTAAAGCCCCTTGGTCACCTTGTACACCCAGTTCGCCTTGGTAACCCTGTTCACCAATCGCGCCTTGATTACCTTGGTTGCCTGAGGACCCTTGATTACCCTGATCACCTTGTTTCCCAGCTAAGCCTTGATCACCTGTCGCTCCTTGGTTGCCTTGGTCGCCTTGGTTACCTTGGAAACCCTGTATGCCTTCCTTGCCTTGAGCTCCTTGATCGCCCTTAGCTCCTTGATTACCCTGATAGCCTTGCGAGCCTTGAAAGCCTTGTCTCCCCTGAGCGCCTCCGCCTCCTTGATCACCTTGGTAACCTTGTTTACCTTGGTAACCTTGAACGCCCTGCTTACCTTGGTAACCTTGCTTGCCTTGGTAACCTTGCTTGCCTGTTACGCCCTGTATTCCTTGATACCCCTGTTTACCTTGTACGCCTTGTACGCCTTGATAACCTTGTTTCCCTTGATACCCTTGTCTCCCCTGAGCGCCTCCGCCTCCTTGAACGCCTTGCCAACCTTGCTTGCCTTGGTAACCTTGCTTGCCGGTTGCGCCTTGGTCGCCGTCTATGCCTTGAGCGCCTACGCCTCCTTGTTTGCCAGTATGCCCTTGAACTCCGACGTTCCCTTGCGAACCTTTCGAGCCCTGTTTGCCATTACCAATTGAACCTTGGTAACCTTGTTTACCTTGGTAACCTTCAACGCCCTGTACGCCTTGTCCGCCAGTACCAGTGACTCCTTGGCTGCCCTGATTACCCTGATTGCCTTGGTAACCTCGAAAGCCTTGCATGCCCAAGTCGCCCCAGCGCCCTTGGTCGCCTGCATCTCCTTGAACTCCAACTCCTGTGTAACCTTGTCCGCCTTGGTAACCCTGCTTGCCTTGGTAACCTTGTACGCCAGCCTCACCGCCGCTGCCATCTTTGCCCGGTGCACCCACAAAGCCATGCTCGCCTTGAAAACCCATATTACCTTGAGAGCCTTTACGTCCTTGGTAACCTTGTTTACCTTGATAGCCAAATCTGCCTTGGAAACCTTGAACGCCTTGGTTGCCTTGGTAACCTTGCTTACCTTGTACGCCTTGGTTACCTTTTTTGCCTTGGTAACCTTGAATGCCTTGAATACCTTGAATGCCTTGTTTACCTTGGTACCCTTGAATGCCTTGTTTACCTTGGTACCCTTGAACGCCTTGGTCGCCTTGGTTGCCTTGCACGCCTTGGACTCCAATTACACCCCGAAAACCTAACAGCCCTCGTTTACCCTGTTCGCCTTGAGTGCCCGCGTTTCCTTGCCTCCCTCTAGCGCCTTGTACTCCTGCTCCTTGATAACCTTGTTTGCCGTTTGTGCCCGCGTTGCCTTGATCACCTTGATTGCCTTGATCGCCTTGGTCGCCTTGATTGCCTTGATCGCCTTGGTCGCCTTGATTGCCTTGGTTACCTTGGTATCCTTTTTTTCCTTGATCACCAGTTTTACCTTGTGCGCCTTGGACGCCAGCGTTACCCTGAGAACCTTTATGTCCTTGGTTTCCGTTTTTGCCTTGGTAACCCTGCTTACCTTGTGCGCCCTGTTCGCCTTGCACGCCTTGCTTTCCAGTGCCTTGGTCGCCTTGGTTGCCTTGGTAGCCTCTATTCCCTTGATTTCCTTGGTAGCCTTGACCCCCTTGTTTGCCGTCTACGCCTGCTCCGCCTTGATTACCTTGGAAGCCTTGGCCACCTCTGTAACCTTGTTGACCTCTTAGACCTTGATAGCCCTGTGCTCCTTGTGCTCCGTCAGAAGGACCTTGTACGCCTTGTACGCCCTGTACACCTTGTTTACCTTGATAACCTTGTCCGCCAACATGACCTTGGAAGCCTTGCGCTCCATCAGAAGGACCTTGCACGCCCTGAATGCCCTGTATGCCCTGTATGCCCTGTATACCCTGTTCGCCTTGTACGCCCTGTAAACCTTGTTTACCTTGATAACCTTGTCCGCCAATATGACCTTGCGAGCCTTTGCCACCTTGATTACCTTGGTAACCTTGACCACCTTGATTACCTTGTGCTCCTTGGAAGCCTTGATAACCTTGCTTGCCTCGCAATCCTTGGTCGCCTTGAGCTCCTTGGTCTCCTTGTCCGCCAAGAGTTCCTTGACGACCTTGGTAACCTTGATTACCCTGCTTGCCAGTTTCGCCTTGAAGACCTTGTCCGCCTGTAGAGCCTTGGTTACCTTGGTTGCCTTGCGCTCCGTATGAACCTTGACTACCTTGTTTGCCGTTTATTCCGATAGTACCCTGATAGCCTTGTCCACCTTGGTTGCCTTGATAGCCTCGCAAACCTTGCCAGCCCAGCGTGCCTTGAACGCCTTGATCGCCTTGCTTGCCAGTGGCACCTTGGTAACCTTGTTCGCCCTGTATGCCCTGTTTGCCTTGGTAGCCTTGAATGCCCTGTATGCCCTGTTTGCCTTGGAAGCCTTGAGCTCCTTGATAACCTTGAACGCCCTGTCCGCCTTGTTTGCCTTGGTGACCTTGTTTACCTTGGTAACCTTGAACGCCCTGTACGCCTTGCCCGCCTTGATAACCTTGTTTACCGTCTGTGCCTGCTCCGCCTTGGTTACCTTGGTTACCTTGGTTGCCTTGGTTGCCCTGCACGCCAGCATTACCTTGGCGTCCTTTATGTCCTTGCGAGCCATTAGTTCCTTGATCCCCTTGATTACCTTGACCGCCTTGAACACCTTGGTAGCCTTGCACGCCTTGATGACCCTGCGCTCCATCTGAAGGACCTTGCACTCCTTGACTACCTTGCTTGCCGTCTGTTCCGATAGTACCCTGACCGCCTTGGTAGCCTCGTTTACCCTGATCCCCATCTGAAGGACCTTGCACTCCTTGAAAACCTTGTACTCCTATATTACCTTGAGCCCCTTTGTGACCTTGATTGCCGGCTTTACCTTGATAGCCTTGAGCGCCTTGGTCTCCGGTTTTGCCTTGCTTCCCTTGATAACCTTGCTTGCCTTGATAGCCCTGAGCTCCTTGATAACCTTGAACGCCCTGTCCGCCTTGTTTGCCTTGGTAACCTTGTTTGCCTTGGTAACCTTGTACCCCTTGTTTGCCCTGTATGCCTTGGTAGCCTTGGTAACCTTGATAACCCTGTTCGCCTGTTGAGCCGGTTACTATTCCCCCATGACAAACCGTAACACTACCACCGAGACCGTATGGAGTCTCTTCGCCTATCGCAGAGTGTTGTACAGAAATTTGAGTGGGGCTAACTCCACCGACCGTTGCTGACGCAGTTGTAACTCCTCCGTCGTCATTTGGGTAAGAAATGGTACAGTTCTCTCCAACGCTCCAGCGACTTGCGTCTGAAAGATTAATGACAAACCACCAAGCTCCAACGCCACCACCACCAGAAGACCAGCTAGCTGAAGTTTCACATGGCGTAGCTTCGCCGCCCGTTAATCCTTGACCGCCTTGGTATCCTTGTTTGCCTGCGTCTCCTTGAAAGCCTTGTCCGCCTTGTTTACCTTGATAACCTTGACCGCCCTGCTTACCTTGTCTGCCTTGGTAGCCTTGCTCGCCTTGTTTACCATGCGGCGGACCTTGTATGCCCTGTATGCCCTGTTTACCTTGAAATCCTTGGTAGCCTTGCTTGCCCTGTTTGCCTTGATAGCCTTGGCGACCTTGAACGCCTTGAACGCCTTGCCAACCTTGTACGCCCTGTTCGCCTTGTCTGCCTTGTGCGCCTTGGTAGCCTTGATTACCTTGATTACCTTGGTTGCCTCTATTTCCTTGATTGCCTTGATTACCCTGATTACCTTGATAGCCTTGTGCGCCCTGTGAACCTTGATTACCCTGATTACCTTGCTTGCCTCGCAATCCTTGTCCGCCAATAGAGCCTTGATTACCTTGATTACCTTGGTAACCTTGTCCGCCTTGATTACCCTGATTACCTTGAAAGCCTTGATAACCTTGTTTACCTTGATAACCTTGACCGCCAATAGAGCCTTGTGAGCCAGTAGTGCCTTTCCTTCCTTGTACTCCTTGATAACCTTGTCTGCCCAGAAATCCTTGATCGCCTCGTAATCCTTGAACGCCTTGATAACCTTGATTGCCCTGCTTACCAGTGAATCCTTGTACGCCTTGGTTACCTTTTTTGCCTTGAAGTCCTTGATCGCCTTGTGAACCTTGGTAACCTTGGTCGCCTTGCTTACCAGCGCCTTGGTAGCCTTGGAGACCTCGAAAACCTTGACCGCCTTGATTACCCTGATTACCCTGATAACCTTGGCTGCCCTGATTACCTTGGTCTCCTGAGCCAGTTTGACCTTGAACGCCTTGAATGCCTTGCACGCCTTGAACGCCTTGGTAACCTTGTCTGCCCTGCTTCCCTTGCGCACCTAGCGCGCCTAGCATACCTTGAGAACCTTGACCGCCCAGCTTACCTTGTCTACCTTGGTAACCTTGATCGCCTTGTTTACCATGCGGCGGACCTTGCACGCCTTGGAAACCTTGTTTGCCTTGGTAACCTTGAATGCCCTGTATGCCCTGTTTGCCTTGGTAGCCCTGTTTGCCTTGGTAGCCTTGAACGCCTTGGGCTCCTTGTCTGCCCTGTACGCCTTGTTTGCCTTGGTAACCTTGCTTCCCTTGATCGCCCTGCTCACCAACGAATCCTTGTTTACCTTGGTAACCTTGAACGCCCTGTACGCCTTGTACGCCTTGCGCTCCTTGTTCACCTATTTTACCCTGTGCGCCAATAATGCCTTGAAATCCTCGTAGTCCTTGTTTGCCCTGTGCGCCCTGATTGCCTTGGTTACCTTGGCCACCTTGCTTACCTTGATGACCTTGTACACCTTGTTTGCCTTGGTAACCTTGCCTTCCTTGATAACCTTGAGCTCCTTGTTTGCCATGCGCGGGACCTTGTATGCCCTGTACGCCTTGATAACCCTGCTTGCCTTGAAAACCTACGTTGCCCTGATGCCCTCTATGTCCTTGGTTTCCGTTTTTGCCTTGGTAACCCTGTTTACCTTGATAACCCTGCCTGCCTTGAAAACCCACATTACCTTGAGAGCCTTTATGTCCTTGGTTTCCGTTTTTGCCTTGGTAACCCTGCACGCCTTGGAAGCCTTGCCTTCCTTGATAACCTTGCTCGCCTTGTTTACCATGCGGCGGACCTTGCACGCCTTGGAAACCTTGTTTGCCTTGGTAACCTTGAATGCCCTGTATGCCCTGTTTGCCTTGGTAGCCCTGTTTGCCTTGGTAGCCTTGAACGCCTTGGGCTCCTTGTATGCCCTGTACGCCTTGATAGCCTTGGTAACCTTGCTTCCCTTGGTAACCCTGTACGCCCTGCTCGCCTCGCAAACCCTGAACGCCCTGTACGCCTTGATAACCTTGCTTCCCTTGGTAACCCTGTACGCCCTGCTTGCCTCGTAAACCCTGAACGCCCTGTACGCCTTGATAACCTTGCTTACCTTGTTCGCCTTGGTAACCTTGTTTGCCTTGGTAACCTTGAACGCCCTGTACGCCTTGAAAACCTTGTCTGCCCTGTATCCCCTGTCTTCCTTGGTAACCTTGAACGCCCTGTACGCCTTGAATACCCTGTGCGCCCTGTTTGCCTTGGTAACCTTGAACGCCCTGTATGCCCTGTTTGCCTTGGTAACCTTGAACGCCCTGTTCGCCTTGTTTACCTTGTACACCCAAGCAGTTTACAGCATCAACAGCAACTACATTCCCATCGCCATAAGCAAGGAGAAACGCGTTGTACGCGCCTATCGCGCTTCCATAGAAAAAATTCCCCGGTACAGATAAAGACTCCCAGCACTGAGGAGTTTCTCCTAGTAAACCCTGATCGCCTTGGAAACCTTGTCTGCCCTGTACCCCTTGTTTGCCTTGGTAACCCTGTTTACCTTGTCCGCCAATAGCTCCTTGCGCGCCATGAGTTCCCTTCTTACCTTGGTAACCTTGTGCTCCTTGAGCTCCTTGAATGCCCTGTATGCCCTGTTTGCCTTGGTAACCTTGAATGCCCTGTATACCCTGTTTACCTTGGTAACCTTGAATGCCCTGTATGCCCTGTTTACCTTGGTAACCTTGAATGCCCTGTATGCCCTGTTTGCCTTGGTAACCTTGAACGCCCTGTATGCCCTGTTTGCCTTGGTAACCTTGAATGCCCTGTATACCCTGTTTGCCTTGGTAACCTTGAATGCCCTGTATGCCCTGTTTGCCTTGGTAACCTTGAACGCCCTGTATGCCCTGTTTGCCTTGGTAACCTTGAACGCCCTGTATGCCCTGTTTGCCTTGGTGACCTTGAACGCCCTGTATGCCCTGTTTGCCTTGGTAACCTTGAACGCCCTGTATGCCCTGTTTGCCCTGTTTGCCTTGGTAACCTTGAACGCCCTGTACGCCTTGAATACCTTGTACGCCCTGTTCGCCTTGTTTGCCTTGATGACCCTGTACCCCCTGTTCACCCTGTTCGCCTTGACCACCTTGATCGCCTTGATCGCCGGCATCTCCTCCGGAGGTTACCTTCCTTCTCCTACTGTGTACGTTAAGATCTTCGTATAGAAAAGTAATGGTATCATTTCTTCCCGAGGGAGGAGTATCTATTAAACAATTATAAAACTGAGCAAATTTTAAAAGATCAGCAGGAGCAACAGTTTCGATAGGCGCGGGCAATGCTTTTACGGCAAGCTTTTCTCCTTCCGCGTAACCGGGCAGGACCCCGTCACTATAATTGCCAGTAGGATAGCTAGGTCCTCTTAAACCTCTAGGTCTTAAAACGAGATAGTTCTTTAGCGTCGTCGGGTCAGCGCAGACGAGAATAGATGAAGATAGATAATCAAATAAACCCTGTTGGGGGTGGGCATTTGGCGGAATGATGCCGCCAATCATAAATCGTCCAGCCGGGTTCATTCCTCTTACGTCACCCACTTCATAAAAGGCAACGATAGTCATCTCATGAAGATCTTCCTTAGCGACTCCCTCGCCTAAGTCATCTCCTCTTATGAAACCACCTTTTATTCCAAAACCCATTTTATTTTATTCCTGTGATGTATAGCCCAGTAGTATAACTCCCGCTGCCAGATATAGTTAGTAGCGCTACCAAAGGCTCTTCGTCATAATAAATGTTGTTAGTTATAATTAAATTTACAGATGATTCATTGTAATTTTCTTTACTCTTGAAGAATATTCTGTCATTTTCATATCCATAAGGCTCATCAGATGAACCAGAGATGTAATGCCCCTCTTTCCTAAAATCATCATATCCGCTTAGATCATTTATATTGGACTGCTTATGGATATATACTCCTGATCCCGTATAAAAATTCCAAGACCCAGTAAATGTTTTTAAATAAGTTCCTATCAAAGGGGTAGCTTTCGCTCCCGTTGCTAAAACTGCATATCCTGTAGCATCAACGAATACGCCTGTTCCGCTCTGCTGAGTGAAAACAACATTTGGAACGCTGGAATAGCCAGAGCCATAAGACACCATAAGCACCTCTGTCCCTCCACTATAACTTCCGGTTATATGGAGTAAGCCTGATGCTCCTGTTCCTCCCCCTCCGACGAAATTAACCAAAGGTTGCCCCGTGTAGCTTTTCCCCGAAGCTGTCATAATTACCCCGCTGACGTTAGAATAGATTATGGCGCTTGCGGAAGAATACCCCGACCCCGGACTAGTTATATCTATCCCGGTGACTTGACCATTACCTACGAAGCTCCTTGCAACCGCCTTGTCGCTTGAGCCATTTATTTCTATGTATGGATCACCATAATATCCTGTTCCGCCTTGGTCTATTTTTATTCCCGTAATATATCCAGAAAATAATCCCGTCCTCCCAGAGTGATGAGTTAAGTTGGCGTCCAGCTTTATCCCGCTAATATAGTTTCTATCTAAAGCATGGTAGTGCGTAACCATATATGTACCGGTTTTTTCCAAGAAGGGGTTTCCGCCAGACGCAACATTATCGCTACCGACCTCTACAAAAGATTGGCTTTGCGGGAAGGAGGTCAAACTAAACTCCGTGGAATAAGTGTCCTCTCTTCCGGAGATCTCGAAGGTTTTTTTGAAGTTTCCAAACGAAGTATAAAAAAGAGTAGAAACATTATAAAGAACTCGGTTATCCGCACGAATACCGGAGAAAACTATATTGCCGTCACCACTAACATTTTTTGGTAGCTCATATATCGCAAGGTGCCCAGTTAAAGCTTCGTCTATATCTCCAGATAAAATATCAAAAGCATATCCAGATCCACTATTTACGACCTTGCCAGTAATTAATTGGTCTTTATAAAAAGACTGCGGAAACCCAGAAAAAGCGAAGTCCCCAGAGCCACTACCATAAAATTTTGGATACACTCTAAGATTACAGCCAGTGCAGTCAATGAACATCCTTTGCGTTTTGAAATTTTCCTTTGCTCCGTCTTGAGAAATTAAGACTTTATCTACGTAATAATTATATTCTGAACCGTTTACGCTACCAGACAAATTAAAACTTGTGTTTTTTCTGTAAGAACTTACGTATCTTCCCTCTGGGTCAATGATCCTTCCGCTCTGAAAATCAAATTTAAATATTTTATCTTCTCCTGAAAAGCCGAAAGACGCCAAGCCCGACAAAGTGTCAATAGACAAGTCTGCGTTAAAGGTAAAATCCTCTCTTTCTTGCACCCTCCTATATGCCGCAGAAGTAAAGATCATTTGTCTAAAGTACTTTCGGTCCGATTTTAGTCATAAAGATGTCTCCCTTGGCAACACTAGCCGGTCTACTGCTAAATTTAAGAATAGAGCTTATTCCTTCTTCGCTAAGTGAAGCGGTAAAACCTTCAAATCCTTTTTCTGGGTCCATGAAGGGTTCCAAATCCCCGAAGTCTAATCCCTGCATATTTACGGTCACAGACTTTCTAGGAAATTTCGCGCTGACATTCAATAAACCCATAAGATAATTGTGATGATCATCCACAGTAATTAGCCCCTGTCCGGGAATATAAACATTGATAAGCTCTGGCTGCCCCTTACTAACAAAGGCGTCTATTGCTTGGCTAACGTCTTTATCAATTATTTTCATTTTTGCTACGTTGCCCGGCGCGCCAAAGTTGTTCTTCACAATTTTGGTCGTCCTCATGGTCTCTGAAAATCTTATGTCTTCTGTATAGTTAGCTCTATACCAGATATTCATGTTCCCAGCGCCAGTCATGCCGTGCGAGCCAACGGGAAAAATGATTCGCTTAGTAACTCCCCTAAACCTCAAATCAAAAGCTAAAGCATTCCTTGAGTAAAGTCCCGGGTACCAAGGGGTCGTCGTGCTGTTGTCGTAAAGTTGGTTAAAATTGTTTGTGTTAATTGCGCCTGATGGGTTTTTTGTGCATTGGCAAACTGTCGCGGCTAGGTTTGATTGTTGCTCGCAGGGTAGACTGCAACTGGGGGAGTTTTGTTTATCGTCAATTTTTTCATTCCACAACAACTCTTCTGGATTATCGGTAGTGATTATGTTCCCAAATCCAATTATTTGATTTATCTTCGCCGCAGTGGGGACTAAAATAACCATTGGAGTTATTCCTTGCTGCTTTAAGTTGGAAACTTCGGTTGCTAAATTTTGTAAAATAGGCGCATTCCCGCATCTAGCTATTAATCTAGCGTGGATTTTTCCTTCAAGCGGAATGTATAGGGGCATGTATGGCTCTAGGTAGTCAACTTGGTTAGGCTCTGGTCCGTTAAAAAGATCGTTCACTTCTTTTTCGTCTGTCGACCAAACCGCGTCAGACCTATTAAAAACCCTGATGTAATTAGAAGACCCCCAAGGGTCATGAGACATTGGACCGTACATTTGGTCAGACCAAGGCAGTTGTTTCTTTCCGTTTTTATAAAAGAGATCCCCGCCCGGGTTTAATTTAGCCTGAACAGTATATTTTATCAGGTTCGCTTGGTCGCAAACGTTATTTTCTTCCAAGAAATTTAAATTTGTATACCAATACTTACCTATAATGTTATTTGCGATATCCGACTCCCAGCTTTCCCAAGAATCGTGTTGCTTTTCGCTATAATGGCCGATGTAAACCTTAAACTGACCACCCCACCTGTCAATCAGCCTGTCTTTATATGTCTTGGTGTTGAAGCAATCTTCTATCAGCTCATCTCTGACGTTATTGGGGACTTCATATACATTTCTCACTCCCAATGCCTGCCAAGCGTTTGGCGCATATCCTTGAGCTAGGGAGGTTATATATAAGTCCCTAACCTTGCCGTTGTATTTAGCTAACGCGCAAGAATAATTAAAGTCCGCCTCTAATCGACCAGACCTAGCCGAAGCAGTAAAAATGCTGGTCGTAGTTAAGGCTTCATAATAAGTTAGAAAGTGAGTGCTCATGTCAAACGGACGGGGAAACGCCTGCCTAGCGTGTCTAGTGACAACGTACTGTTGCTCCGTTTGTGTTATGTCTGTTTCCTCTTCTACTGAAGTTACTAATGGTCCGGATGTATTCGTTATTGACTTAGCTACGGAGGATACATTGTCTATCGTAGCGGCTAAAGCTGGACTGCTCATGTCTATTTCAATAACTTTCCCGGGGAACTTCGAAAAATCCCACCTGAAGGATACCCCGAAGTCACTGCACCAGTTATTCAGGACATCCCTTAAGCTACCTGAATAAGCTTGTCTATAATTTGGCGCACGGTCTACTATGTCCGTCATTATGCCCATATTTTGCATGGCTTTTTTTAATTCTGAAAAATTATAATTAACCTCTGGAAGTTCGCATTGCGATTTTCCCCATTCTTCTCTTCCTAAAATGAGAAAGCCTCCATCTTCATTATTACCTATGGGTATTAGCCTAGAGTAGTCTAAAACTCTGGTCGCTAACGGACCCGAATAGTTCACCTGAGTTGCGCTTCTGTTTAATATATTGCAAGAAGGACACAATACAGGTATTTCAAACCCAACAGACTCAGTAGCTATATTGGAAGCTGTTTGATCTTGTCGATGTATTAAACCTACTTGAACTCTATCTAAAATGTGAGAGCCATCAATAAAATTAACAGAGAGGTCTTTTTTTTCTGCTGAATGACTAGAGCTAGAAGAGACAAGATACATGTAATATGTAAAGCCCCCCATCGTGATCGTGTAAGGTTCCAGAAAGCTTAGCTTTCCACCCAGATCCGGAAAGTTACCGTCGCTATTTACGATGTTTAAACTAAGCTGAGAGGGCTGGTCGGCATAGTTTGTCTGCATATTGAATGCGTAAATTTGCCCATTGAAAGCGGTCCCGTGCTTCGGATTCGGATTCGCTGCGTTCGCAACGCTAATTTTTTCTATGTACCTAAACGCCATTATATTTACTCCTTTTGCCCTCTTATACTTACACTTCTGATATTAATTCATAATTTTTAAAATTTATTATCAGTATACCCCACTGTCATTCCAAAAAGTATCATAGTTATCAAATAATACAGTATTATATCCAGTAAGAAACTGATTAGTTAACAATAAGCTCTTGTCCGTCACTATCGAATATTGCTCCTTAGTTTGTCTTCGCCCATTTACCCACGCAACTTCGTCCTGCATAGAATATGTATTCTTTATAAAGCCAACTCCTGAGTCGAAACTTTGGGAGTCTTCCCCTCGCCTCTTGGAGACGAAAATGAATTCTCCGCTGTTGTTAGAGCCGCCAACTAAATTTTTAATAAAGCTATTGCTTGAATAAACTTCCAGCTGAGAGCCTACCAAATCATAATCGGCTCCAGATATAAGTTTGGTTGCTCCGATTTCCCCTATTGGACGCAAGTAAATATCTTTATTAAAATAATCAGAGTCAGTTATAGTAACCTTGGGCACATCACCAGAGTAGGAAAGATATTTTTCTGCGCCCACGGTCCGATGGTAAATTATGGTGTTCGTGTGATCAAAGGAAGAATCGCTAAATTTAACCTTATAGTCACTAGCTGTGACCGTGTACTCTTTAGCAGGAACAAGTAAGCCATTAGAATAAATAGCTAAATTCTCACCAGAGAATCCCGTGTCCAAGAAATAACTTCCCGGCGAAGTAACACGCTCAGGTTCCCATGTTCTGTCCGGCTCCTGAATTGTGGTTTCGCCCGGTTTAAAAGAAGCCGTCTGACTTTTGTTGCTTTCGTTTATATCGCTAGAATAGACCTCAACCCTATCAGAGCTCTCAGCTATAATATTTGAAAAACATATATTATTCCTAGCGTAGTTAGAGACGGTTGAGTAGCTAACGATTTTCGCGCCCGGCTCTGTAACAATCTCGACGCCCGTAACCATTTCTGTCCCAGTTAAATAGCTTATCAATTCTCCAGTCAAGCTGCCGCTCTGTTCAGTGGGAATGTAAATATCTACATAAGGACCACACTTTGGGTAGACTCTAAAAAACGTATCGTAAGAGACGCCGGTTTGACCATAGCCAGTAACCCCTGTTGGGTTAACAGTTACCCCGGTGACCTTACGAGAAAGAACGTTATTGCCGGAAGTTATGCCCGAGGTCACAGATGTATAACAACTACCTGAGCAAATTTGCTCCTTGGTAGTCTTAGACATAGACCCATTAAAAAACATGAACTCATCAATCCACCCGCTGAATCCAGTATAACGAGCGTCAGTCAAGAGACCGTTATCTAAACTTCCGTAAGGATTACCACCATCCTTAGGGTTACCTTGGTCATAAAAGTGACCGATGTACCAGTCTTGAGATTTTACAAAGCCGCTAAGGGAAAATCCTTGATGATAATTAACACCATCTGATAGGTCGTAGTAAGACAGTTCTATTTTACCTAAGCCTTTTGACACCGATATAACATTCTGATCGCCTAATTCTTTAAAGTGAGTAAAAATTATATTTTCCCCCTCGACGTTGGGGTACTCAAAAAACAGCCTGTTAGAAGCGTTGACACCCACGCTAAAACCAGATGTCCCAGAGTAACTATCTTTCGTGGACAAGAGCATTAAGCAGCTGTTCCCAGAGAACTTCCAATCAGATTTATAATTTAAAAAAAATGTCCAGTTATCTTCGGTCATCGCTCTGGACGCCTGAACCATATCGGTAAACCTAAAGTACCCAGAGCTATCTCTTTTACTGGTTACCGGTCTGTTCGTGTGACCTATAGAGATTCCGGGATAAACAGACTCAACCATGGACTGTTGGTTCTGAGCTAAAGACTTAACGAAGTGTTGCCCAGTGTTATAAATTTCATTAAAGATAATTTCTCCAGAAGCATGATTCCAGTCATACAATAGCTTTAGATCGCCAGTTGGGATTGCCGCTGACTTTAAAGTGTTTATTATTATTCCGGTATCAAACATATCAACTATTAATTAATGAAATACTGTGCCGCCTTTATTGCCTTTTCGACTATAATTATGCCCAAATCCAATAGAAAAGTAAGGCTCAGCTTCGACGTTAACATTTTCCCCCTCCAAAAGAATCGGTCCAGCTAAATCCACATTCACTCCATTTATTAATACGGAGTTACCATCAACATATTGTTCTTTTCCTGAGTCAATAAAGTCTCCGACTATAGATTTGTAACTTGTATTGCTTGCGTCGGAAACAAAGTTACCGCCGAAGTTTACCTTTTCTCTTTTGGCCACTCCCAAATCATATATTCCATAAAGACCATTTTTATTAGCGCTCGGCTTACTAGAGTAAAGGTTTAAAGAAGGCTGCACGTCTAAATCAAATCTCGATTCAGTAAACCCGCTAAGAAAATCCCTATTATCAAAAGACGCCTTTAAAGATATTTCCCCCTTGAAAGCGTTTTTTCTAACTGAAAAGCTACCCGGGAGATCATTTAAATTCCACGGAGTTGTCGTGCCTAGCCTCCCCGTATAAATAGGATAAGCCAGACCCCACAACCAAGCTTCTGTACCGTAAGCCACTATTGTGTTTAAATAGTAATTATTTACTGCTTCGTATTTGTTTCTGTGATTCGACCTCGCTTTTAAATCTCCCTCAATAGATACCGTAGTTGTCGACGTGACTTCGTCAGTTTCAATACTGATCGTATAGTCAAAATAGGCTGAGCCAATGACACCATCGTGAATATTGTCGTTATTGTAAGCAGCTCTAACCGAGACTTGCCTAGATGCGTCTGCGTTGTCGCTTACATCATAAGAGATTGGAATCGTATTGAGAACTATTGCCGGAGACAAGCCATGAAGCAACTGCCCGCAGGCTCCAGTAGCTAACCTATATAGTTCGTTTTCACTATCAGTGGCCGTCTGATATGCTGACCTAACTTCTGCGGCAGTTTTGGATTTCCCTCCATTGATCGAAAACTCTACGCTAACATTTATAAATTCTTCAGATATACCCGAGGAGACGCTAGTACTTACCTCCGTGGTGTACCCTGCGGTAAGTGGCACGTCATAGATGTTTCCCGTTTGCACAGAGTATTGCTCATCGACGGAATAAGTTGCGGTGGTTCTATCTACGTTTTTACTTAAATTTTCTAAAACAAAATTGCTAGCAGGAACTCCAGCTAAGTGATGACTAGCTGCACCAGTTAACCCGTTCACAAAATTAATAGCGGTATTTAGCGCTTGATTGGGAGTAGCTGTTGAGCTACCGCTTTGCAAGCCTCTTGCGGAGATAGAATGCCTAACAGAGACTATGCCGTTTTCCCCCGCTTCATATGAAAAAGTATTCTCAGGATCAATAACCCCAAAAGCCCCATTGAACTCGCTTTCTAAATAGCATTCTAGGCTAATTGTGTAATCTATTTTACCTTGATTTGCTTCGGAAAAATTTACGCCCCTTATTATGCAGTTCTTAAATTCTAGAATGTTTGAAGAGTCCTCCGTGACAGTTAAAGTTTGAAAGTCTTTGGAAAAAGCTCCAAGAATCTCATCTCTTTCCCTGTTTAGAGCGACCCAATTGCCTTTGCCGGCGGGAGTGGCTGAACTAGCGCCTATTATGCTACCCATTAACTCAATGGAAGTAGCTTGCGCCCATTTTTTGCCATGGAAAACCATCTCCTGACTCCTACTAACGTATGGAGTAGGCATATTAGAGAAGTTAAAACTCCCGTAGCTAATTGTTACTGTTGATGATCCTAAAGGCATAATAGTTACGGTAATAAGGCTCTATATTGCGTTTCCGTCCTCTCCATAACATACTGCACTTCTATAGATAATGTTATTTCATTTTCAGATGAAAATTGATATGTCGCATTTGTGACTCTAATAACGTTCCTGTCACTAGAGATTAAAGCGCTGTGATCAGAAAACACTTCGTACGCTTTATTTATCGCGGCTTTTTTCAATTCGTTTATAACGTTAGTCGGATCTCTGAAAGTTATTAAATTATTAGTGTACTTATCTCGAGCTAATGTGGCCGTAATTTCTACGGTCCTTGTCCCCATATTGGTTTGATTTGGCAGATGGATAAATTCATAGCCCGCATTAGGAATGATGTGAGGCTTCATTATTATCGTTCCCGGGTTATCGGTTGTTTTTATTTTTCTTTTGGTCCAGAGAGTACCGAGACCCGTAAAAATATCTGGATCATCCGAGAAGATGTAGGAATAAGAAAACTCTTTTCCGTATTTAGGCACCTCACAAGAGCTTGAAACCATCCTTAGGGTGGATGGTCCCCCGCTATCGTTATAAAATGTTTGACATCTCGACTGAGACGTTCCTGCTGCTGGAATTTCCCCTAAAGCATCAGTCCCAACGTCCATCCAGTCTTCCCCCTTGGGCAAATAACTAGTAAAACTTCCATTCTCTCCGATTGAATATACATTCCCCTTTTTGGTTAGATCTAAGTTCCGTTCAGTCGTGTATTGAGTATTAGACATCGTAACGTCGTCAGTGTATTCTACTTCGTAAGAGGCTGTGCCTAAGTTATTGTTTATTTCTCTAGATATAGATACAGGCTTCGCGTTTAGAACCATTCCGGCTTCATCATAAGTCGTTTGATAAGATATCGCCATTTTGTTGTAAGCGCTGTATACATTACTACATCTATTAAATGAGTTGGTATTTATTTCTGATTCCATTGCGTTTTTTGAACGTTCCAGCAGGCTTCCGTTAAGCGGTACCCTACCTACAATCTCCCCCCTCTCTGAGACCTTTATAACGCCGTCTTCTCCATAAGTATAATTGTTGGTGACTTTAACGCCATACGTCGTTTTGTCTTCTCCGCCTATTAGCTTTCTACTTTTCGAAAAGTTGGCTGATCCGTTAATGGAGTCATAGCTCTCCGTAAGATAAGTTTTCCCTGCTGAATTATAATCTCCGTAATGACTTCCCAAGTCTCCGCTAAAAGAAACCAGAGTTTGACCGTATATATTATTAGATAAAGCTTTAGCTTGAGTTAACGGGTCAATGGGGCTTCCGTTAGGAGCTAATCCAGAAATATAGGTTATATTAAGATCATGGTTATAGCTGTACCCTTCCTCTTCATCTCTAGAAAAACTAAAGCTTTCAGAAAAATCTTCTAAAAATTCCGGATACGGAACTGTAACTCCATCCATGACTGAGTTCGTAGACAAGTCGCCTTCTGAATAAAATTCTATTTGAGCAGAATAATGACCCACTTGTATTTGGGCAGAGGCGGTTTCTGGGCTCGCGTTAAATTCTAAAGAAGTAATTCTTCCTGTGCCGTAGCCAGAGCCATTAATGACTATCCCCTCCATAATTGCTTCTGAATTAGTGGAAGTGATTAACGATTTAATTGTGTTAACTGTCTCTGTTACGCCTTTTAAGTCTGAATTTGAAGAGCGACTATCCACGAACCCCTCTATAGAGAGAGTCTTTACCGTCTTATAACGCGCAGAGTCACCAAAAAATTCTCCCTTTTGATCTACGCCTAAAAAACTTGCGTTTGTAAATATAGCCATTTCACTTTCCTTATCCCAATCCTGTTGCTGAGTTCACTTGCGCCGCTTGCCCCGGGTCCAAAGTCTTGCCAAGCAATGCTCCGACTTTAGACTCTAATTGTTTTACTATCGCATCGCTTGCGTTCGCAACCGAACCCGCGACATCAACCTTAACCGGTAGAGTCTTAAATTCTAACGTATCTTTGGATATGTTTTCTTGCATAGCTCCGAATCCATCTGCCATGGTCCCCTGTAGATTCCCCAAGCCCTCTTGCAACACTCCTAAAGCCGCAACTACGTCAGAATTGTCTAAGTTAACTGTCCCCGTAGCGTCTGGACCCTGCTCAGATATAGCTGAGGTTTGCTCTTGGACTAAGGAGCTTAGAGTTACCAGCGTATCGTTTAGAACGCTTAGCGCTGGTAATTGTAAATTACTTGGTGCTTGCAGATTAGGAACAAAGCCGGTCGCTTTACCGTAAGTATTTATATTTGAGCCTTCTTTAACCGCTCTATTTATGCCTTGACTAGCTCCCTTGGGCTCGTCAATTTTGTTAAATACTCCCAGACCCCCAGAATTAGCTGTGATACTTGAGTGTTTCGCTACGTAAATAGAGGACTTAGCTTGAGACTTTGATAAGCCTCGCTTCATTAAGCCTTGAGTTTCTCTGCCTACAGCTTCTTTAACAGCACTAAAGTTAGGTATAAATCCTTCGCTTGCGTTTCTGTTTCTCATGTGCCCCAAGCGCATGGTCTCAAATCCCCCCTGATAAGCGCCGCCCATATTTCTATCTTGTCCAAGCGCCATCCCTCTGCTCATTACCCCAGAAGATTGTTGCCCTTGATTAAATTGTTGTCGTGCAGACGTTTGAGGTCCACCCATCATGCCTCCACCCATCATGCCTCCACCCATCATGCCTCCACCCATCATGACTCCACCCATCATGCCTCCACTCATCATCATTTGCATCATTTGCATCTGCATCATTTGCTGCATCATAGCTTGCTGTTGAGCCTGCTGCATCATGATCATCATCATGGGATTCATACCCATGCCCCCGCCCATCATGCCCCCGCCCATCATACCCCCGCCCATGCGATTCATTCCCATGGTCATTGGGTTCGTTTGCTGTGTGCCACCGCCGCCTCTTCCTCCTTGTTGCATCCGACCGCGGAGCCGCTGTGGATCAACAGTAGGCGCAGGAGATGGCCGCCCCCGACGATTGCTCGAGCCTCCTCGGCCAGCTTCTTGCATCAGATTGCGCCCGTGAAGCTCCCGCGCTCTTTGCGCAGCTCTTTGCGCAGCTTGTTGCTCAGCCCCTTGCCCTTGTCGTCCCTCCCAACCCAG